ATAAAGATGTGCTCGCACATTGCGCTGAGCATCCGCTGGCGAAGACTGTCCTACAAAGACGACAGATTCAAAAGCTAGCTACGACGTATCTCAAGCACTTTGTCACTGAAATTGATGAAAACAATTGCATTCATCCTCAAATCAATTCTTTAGGTGCTCGCACATCTAGAATGTCTATGAGTAATCCGAATTTGCAGAACCTTCCACGCAAGTCAGAAAAGAACCCAGCGGCTACCACAATAAGGAATGCTGTCACAACTCGTTATGGTGGCAATGGCTCTCTAATTATGTGTGACTTCGATCAGATTGAAATGCGTGGGATGGCTTTCGTCTCAGGGGATGTAAAGCTCACACAAGCATTTCTTGGTGCAGATGATTTCTTTGTGTCCTTGGCTAGAGAAATGTTTCAAGATCAGAAGTTAGTGAAGTCTGATCCAAGAAGACAGATCACAAAGAACGCAGCCTACGCGACCATCTATGGTTCTGGTGTTGACAAATTCGCGGCCACAGCGAAGCTGTCTTATGAAAGAGCTGTAGAGGTCAGACAACGCTGGGACAGCTTGTACCCAGGGACACAAACCTACATCAGGAATATTCAGCGAGAGGCACGTGAGAACTATGAAGCAGTAGGAACAGCGTTTGTACGTTCAGCTTTTGATAACAGATATCTTGTATCGGAATCTGATAAGATGTACGCACTAGTGAACTATTCTGTTCAGCAAATGGCTTCCGCTGTGTTTAAATCGAAAATCCTTGCTCTTGACGCATCTGGACTCGATAAGTACATGGTTGTGCCTGTGCATGACGAAATAGTTCTTGACGTCCCTAATGAAGACTTGCAAGAGGTAGTCACAACACTACTTGATGTCATGAATGACACGGAAACTTTCGCTCCAATCCCCATCACAGCTTCTGTGTCGCACGGTAAGCGCTGGGGAGAAAAGAAAGATATGGAATACATCAATGGAATTCATTTGTGAGGCTTGCTGTCATGAAAGACACGCAGAATGCAAAGGAAAATCATCTTGCTGCTGTCAACACAGAGCGGGTGATAGATCCAGCAAGAGGCGACCATTATGGTCTCATGAAAATGCAACCTCTTGAGTTTATTCTAGCTAACAATCTTGATTTTCTAGCTGGTAATGTCATTAAATATGTGGCAAGAGCAGCGTTAGGCACTCATCCGAAACTGTCATTGACAGATTTAGCTAAAGCAAAACATTATATAGATCTAATGATTGAAAGAGCAAATGAAAACAAACTTTAATCTTAAGATTCCTAACAACTATATTCCGTCCCCAACGAAAGACACACCAAACATCATCGGGGTTGACCCGGGTGGCACGTGCGGCATAGCGATTTATAACGTGCGAGGGTTCAGCTCATTCCACATTCCAGGTATTGAGGCTGGAAAGTTTATCACCAGAAAAGCGAAAGATCTGACGATAATCTCGCCAGTCATCATCGCTTGTCAGCGGTACATCATTACACCAAACCCGAAGACTCAACAGAGGACAGCACTACATATCATCGGAGAGTTGACTGCGTTCGCTCGTGACGAAAGCAATATCGCATTAGAGCTACAGAATTCGGCTGATGCCGCTAAGGTAGGTTCTCAGGCTTGTCTGGAAAAGCTTGATTGGTGGAAGCCGGGGAAACGTCATGCTAACGATGCGGCTAAACATGTATCTTTGACGATGCTCAGATATTTCTATGAATTGTGGTATGACTTGACACACGGTGTATGCTTGAAGAAATAAGTGTAAGCCGAATGAATGAACGAAAGAGAGAATGAACGAACATGGCTTATGCGGAAATTCTTCATGATGGAAATAAAGAATGTATCACAGTAGACACGACGTGGAACGAGAAAGAACTGATTAAAGAGGTTCCAGGTGCCACCTGGAGTCCGGAATACAAGAAATGGAAGATGCCCTCAGGATGGGCTCAATGCATCATCCTGAAAGGCATCTTCAAAGATCAAATCATATTCGGACCAGAGTTGACCTCCTGGGGATGGAACGAGATTCAAACTCGGATCAACCCAGCGATGGAGCTTCGCACTAAAGTTGAATTTCCTGCTGAAAGCAAACATCTAGGCGAAGTTTTCGATTCTAGATTGTATGACTTTCAACGTGTAGGAGCGCAGTTTCTCCGCGTAGCTGGTGACTGTGTTCTTGGCGATGAGATGGGCACAGGCAAGACAGTGCAGACCCTAGCGGCGCTTAAGTCGCTCGGGTCTGCAAGTCTTCCGGCTCTGGTTGTATGTCCGAACTCCACAAAATTGAATTGGCAGAGCGAAGTAAGATCATGGTTTCCGGAAGCTGAACCTATTGTCATCGCTGGCACAATTTCCGAGAAAACAAAACAATTTTCTCAGGCAGAGAAATTCAATAACTCGATTGTCATTATCAATTTTGAAAGTCTCAGATCTTATTCAAGACTATCCGGATACGGTTCTATCAGGCTACGTCGTTGCCGAGAGTGTGATCCTAAACATGGGGACGAACGTTGCAAAGCTTCCCAGTGTGAAGTCCATCAAAAGTCTCTGAATCGCATTCCGTTTAAGACGGTAATTGTTGACGAAGCTCATAAAATGAAAGATCCGCAGAGCAAGCAGACACGAGCCTGTTGGGCCGTTATGCATGGGAAAACCGTACAACGCCGCTGGGCTCTGACCGGGACTCCATTGGCAAAACACCCCGGGGATCTGTGGTCGATCATGCATGGGGTGGCCCCATACGAATATCCGACCCGTGGAAAATTTGTTGACCGATTTTGTTTGAGTGGTTGGAATTCTTTTGGTGGTGTGGATATTGTCGGTATTCATCCTGATCGTAAAGATGAGTTCTTTAGAGTTCTAGACCCTAGATTCCGAAGAATGCCTAAAGCTTTAGTGCTATCTCAACTGCCACAGAAGATTAGACAATGGCGTAATGTAGAGATGACGCCTAAACAAGCTAAAGCATATCAAGAGATTGAATCATCATTTATTACAAAATTGGATAACGGAGAATTTCTTGTGTCTCCTAACAACATATCTGCTCAAATTAGATTGCTACAACTATCATCTTCTTACTGCAATATCACAAAAGATGAAAGTACGCCTGACGGTCTCAAAGTCGAGATGACTGAACCATCTCCCAAACTCGACGCGCTAGATGAGATTATGGCAGAGATGGGGGATAAACCTTTAGTAGCTTGCGCTGAATCTAAGCAACTCATCTTGCTCGCCGCTAAACGCATGGAGAAAGCGAAAATTCCTTACGGCTTGATTACCGGGGATCAAACCCAGTGGGACAGAGATTTCGCACTGAAAAGGTTTCAAGCCGGGGAACTGAGGATCTTACTGTTCACCATCAAAGCTGGCGGTGTGGGTCTGACCATGACGAAAGCAGACACTATCGTATTTCTCCAGCGTTCATGGTCAATGATCGACAATAAGCAGGCAGAAGATCGAGTACACCGGATAGGATCTGAGATCCATGAATCGATCAATGTCATTGACATAATCACTCGTGGAACGGTAGAAGAAAGACAAATTTCAAATCTGTACGCCAAACTCAAAAGGTTAGAAGAAATCACTAGAGACCGTGCTTTGTGCTTGCAGCACGGGCAGTCTGTAGACCATCTTGACGCAGAAGAAGAAAGAATTCTTGGAATGAACTTAGGATCTTTATCATGACTCCCCAGAAGCAATCAGAATGTGGGCATACAGATGATGAACACACGTCAGGACTTATGTGTCCTCAACATCCTGACAATGCCACGTATAATCTTTTATCTCATTCATCAATCAAGACTTTCAAACGATGCCGGCGTAAGTGGTGGCTATCTTGGTATAGAGGGTTGAAACCTATAGTGGAATCTCCGACAGGAGCCCTAGCTATCGGCCAGCGTGTACATCAAGTTCTACGCGAGTGGTACGTACCTGAGGGTCAGCAACGTATCGACCCATTAGATGCGTTAGAACTTTTGATCGTTAAAGACTGGACTGCGATTGCTCAACAGTACGACTCCCGTGGGGAAGCGATTACTACTGAGCTGCAAAGAAAATTCTCGTCTGAGGCTGAACTAGCACGGGCTATGGTCGAGGGGTACCTCGACTGGCTCGCTGAAACCGGGGGAGACTCGGATTTCGCTGTTGTAGCGTCTGAGACATACCTAGAAGCCGAAATAACGGACAAACTTATCCCATTTAAGAAACCTACAAAGATTATCGGCAAGCTAGACGTTCGTGTGAAAAGACTTCGTGATGGTGTGCGTCGCTTCATCGATCACAAAACTGTTGCGACATTTTCAAATGCAAGGCAAACCTTGACACTAGATGAGCAGATGCTACACTACATGTTATTAGAAAAGTTGACGACGAAGGAGAACGAAGAGCGTTGTGACGCGGCTATATACAACATGCTGCGGAAAGTCAAACGTACAGCGAAAGCCCAGCCTCCGTTCTACCAACGCATCACAATTCATCACAATGCACATGCGATTTCTTCATACGAAGAACGATTGTATGCGACGGTAGAGGATTTGAACGTCGCTCAGGAAGCGTTAGACGACGGACAGCCTGTGAACCGTTGGGCATATCCTAATCCGACACGCGACTGTTATTGGGATTGCCCATTCTTTCAGATCTGTCCGATGTTCGATGACGGTAGCAATGTGGAAGGAATGATTTCTCAACATTTCCAGTCTGGAAATCCACTAAGCTACTACACACAAGACAATGCCATCGAGACACAGAATAACTGACTGAGAAAGAAGAATGATGGTACCTAAAGGACCTAGATGCAGAGCAGGCATTGATAATTTCGGAATATGCTTAGATATAAATCATACAGCGTTTCACACTGCAAATCAGGCACAGCATTGTCTCAATTATCGTTATGACCGATGCCGTAGAGTAGCTGGCCATGCAAAAGATAAAGGTCTCTACATGCCTGATGCGCATGTTCTTGACTGCGGTGGATTGTTCTATGACAATGGTGAGTCAAATTTCGCATATGAATGGACTCAAATAGCTGCTCTGATTGATGAATCAGAAGGATTGTTTAAATAAATTATGTCTCTTTCTTTGCTGCTTCATGCTGAGGCTAAAGTCGGAAAATCAACGCTAAGCACAACGTCTCCACCTCCTATCTGCGTATTTGACGTTGAGGGTGGTTGGAAATTCGTCAAAGAATCTGGATTTAAATCAGGAAAACCTTTACGTAAGAAGCTGTGGGACCCTATTCAAGAGTCTCCGCCACGTTTCGACGACACGTGGGACTTCTGTCATGTGGTTGTTTCTGACTGGAAAACTCTAGTAACCGGGTATATGTGGTTGACGCACACGCAGGAGCATGACTTCAAATCGGTTGTTATAGACAGCATCACTGAGTCACAGAAGCGACTGAAAACATCACTTCGTCCTAATGGTCGCATGGATTCTTACATGGACTGGGGTGACATGCTGTTTCACATGGACAAGCTCATCCGAGACATGCGAGACCTTGTGCTTCTTCCGAAACCTAATCCTATTGAATTTGTTATGTTCATCGCTGAAACAGAGATGCGTGACGGTAAATGGCGTCCAGCTATGCAGGGGCAGATCAGTCGATCACTGCCTTACTGGGTAGACATTTGTGGGTACTTGTTCGCTGAACAACGTGTTGATTCGACTGGAAGCCCCACAGGAGAATATTCTCGTAAGATGCTTATCGGCCATGGAATCGAACCTTCTATTGTCGTTGGGGAACGTGTGCAAGGTGCTTTGCCACCAGTCATAGAAGATCCCAATCTGACAAATATGTATCAAAAGATTTTCTCATAAACTACAAATTTAAACAAAAAATCATCAGTATTAAAGAAATCAGGAGATTATCATGGGCGAAATTAACTGGTCCGACCTAAAGAAGCGCGCGGACGATGCGACAAAGCCGGCCCCTCCAGGCACTTATGTTGTTGAGATCAAAAAAGCTTCATGGAAGAACAACTCAGCAGGCGACCCTATGTATTCGTTGCAAGCTGTTATCGTGGACGGGGCTTCCGAAGGGAAGACAGTATTCAGTAACCTCACATTGAAAACAAACAATAATTTCACTTTGTCAATGTTCTTTAGGCACATGGAAGCTCTCGGACTTAACGATCAATTCTTTGCTTCTGGTCCAGGACACGATCAAGTGTGCTCGGCTCTTGTAGGTCGTAGGGCGCACTTTATTCTGGATGTACGTCAATGGCAGGGACGTGATCGAAACAACCTGGTGGACATTAAACCACTGTCAGGTCCACTGGCTGCTATGTCAGGCCGTCCGTCGACATCTGGTATCGCGCCATCGACTTCATCTGTAACATCAGCTTCCTCCGTGCCTGTGGCGTCAGCCCCTACTGCTCATGTGAGTACTCCGCAAATTTCGATGAACACAAGTCCATCCGCTGGACTTTCAGTGAGTGTTCCGACTCCTCCGCCAAGTCCATTTGACATCACACCTTCGTCACTGTAAGATAATCTCTACATTATGATGTTTGATAATGTGAAGGCTAGACATAAATATAGCCTTCACATTATCTTTCTAGACAAAGAACGAAGAAAATTGATAATGGGAAGATATATGAAAAGTGTGCTAATCTTAGAAGCTCAAGATCGTATTGGTATGACGATAGCTGAATTTAAGGCAGCACTGAGGAAAGCAGAGCAAGAAGGTTTTCAGGATAACGACATCATCCGAGTCGATGTATTCGCTGCTTTCTCAGCTAATGGTTCTCCTGTGCGGAGAGTTTACATTCCTATAGGTGAAAACACACTCTAATATAGAATATCTGCATTATTTTCAAGTTTTAAATCTTAAGGAGAAGCAAAATGAGTATCGAGACTGTTGACGTTGAGTATGTATCTGGCGAAGATGTTGAATCTGAGGCGACTCCTAAGCGTGGTCGTGGCCGTCCAGGTACGACTACCTCTCGTGATGCTCTCGCATTGCAGTGCATCGAGGAAACTGAGGTTGTCGGAATCACTCGGGATGACCTCGCTGAGGTTCTCACAGGCAAGCTAGGCTCGACCACGACCACTAATGCCGCTTATCTGTGCATCTATCGTCTTAAGCGGGCCGGAAAGATTATCCGTGTTCAGTCAGGGGGCAAGCCCCACTGGGTTGCGCAGCAGTTCGCCGAGGAAGCACTCGCGAATGCAAACGCCAGTTCAAGTACGCAGTCAAAGCTAGAGAAAGCATTGGCACGTGCGGAGAAAGCCGCTGTGCGTGCGGCAAAGGCTGCGGAAAAGGCCGCTACCGCACAGGAGAATGCAGACAAGCTACTCGCGTCGCTTGGGCATAAATTTGCACCAGATGTTCCGGCTACCGAGTTTGTTGAGCCTACATTCTAAGAAGAGCACAAGAATACCCGGCGCGAAATTTGCGTCGGGTATTTTTGTTTTCGCTTGACTTGTTCATAATCTTCGGATAAATTTTCTTCTAAGAACAAAGAACGAGAAAAGGTAGTTATGATGGAAACTGACACGAGAATTTTCGGAAGTCTTACGTTCGTCTCTCAGCTAACTGTCGATGGTGCCTATTCTCTGAGCGTGTTTATCCAAGCCCAGCGGCTATCCGAGCTGGGATTCATCACTAAGGATAGGAGAACTTTTCGGGCTAAGTACCGTCAGATCGCTGAAGCTGCCCTAAGTGGCCGGCACCATGAAGACATCGCAAAGATGCTGCATGCTCCTGCTGATGCAGTTCTCGATGAAGTGAAGAAAATCGTATCTCAAGACGAGCCGAATGTTTTGCCAAGTATTGATTCTGTTGTCGGTCAGCAGGTGAAACCTCAGGTTGCGCCCACAAAGTCTGGTGTGCACCTTGATTTGACACAAGCTCAGATTGACGCACTGACCCAGGCTGCCCGTGGAGGCAGGATTTACCGGGGGGGACATACGGGTCAGGCAACAACAACTGTCTTGAACGCACTGGCACGTAAAGGACTGCTCACGTTGACCGCTAAGCCAGGATCTCGCAGAAACAATTGGGCATACGGAGAGTTGACAAATTCTGGTAAGGCTTTACTCAACAGAGTGCATTCACTGTAAATTACAGTATTTAGAGGAATCATAATGGAAAGTAATTATATCGACAAAATCGCTGATGCGATTGAGGAAATTGCTAGTACAGATCGACAGCTTTTGAGAATCTATGCTGTTTTGACCTTGGCTAAAGGATTGAATACGACAAGGGAAGATGTTCACGACGCATGGTCAGCTTGGCGGATTGTCGATCAGCCTAATCACCAGTTCATTGTGCCGTTTGATGATATTTCTAGTGATGTGCAAGAGCTAGATGAACCATATGTAGCTGCGATTCATGAGGTTGCACGAAAACTGTCTCACGGGGAAATTTAGAGGTTGTAATATCTGTGATAGGAAGATTCTGGTTCATAGAGAAAATCATCTGTGCACTTAGAGGACATGATGATGAAGTTATCAGTATCTCTAGATACCACCCATCAGTATTTTGTAGAAGATGCGCTAGGACACGAAGACTTTAAGATTCATTCATAAATATTTCAAAAGACGTAGAGTTTGGTTGACAGACTCTACGTCTTTTCTTATGCTCAAATTAGAAGTGCAGAACGATGAAAGGATAGAAAATGTTCAAGTATGTCGAGTCATCGAGTTACCACACTGACCAGCACGTTCAAGGTTCTCAAGCTCACGGAGCATTTGACTGCGAAGAAGGACATCTAGGAGAGCCTGAGTCCTCTTGGTCGAGAGCACAGATCCTGGCGTACTGGCATGGATGGAGCACTGGCCACGTCAAATGCGATTGTGTCGTGCGTGATATGGACGGCTCAGTCCTTCACTTGGACGAGTTGATCGACCCAACCGCGTAATCCAAGCCTCTGACCAGCACAAACGCTCTGAGAGCTTCATACAAAAGATCATCTTTCATATGCTAGTCAGCACATACAAACTAGTTTCAAAGGCTTTTAGGGAAGCTCTCAGACGGCTAATTTTTCTAGGGCATTACGGACAATCGATAATAATCAAATATATAGGATAGTTCAGACGATGATAGAAGGTTCAGATGATTAAATCTGAGGTAAGTCCACCGTCAGTAGGTGAAGTTCTATCCATCTTGAATGATCTTCCATTGTCAAGGTTTGCGCTCTCTTGCATTGACAGTTTGAACATCGAGTTCTTCGAGGTAGTCGAGCATAACGATGGAGCCCGGAGCATCATTCAGTTGCTGTGGGGACCCAACGGCTGGGTTCGTGTACCACTAGGTGCAAGACATATGGCTGCGATTGGGCATGTCTTCGTACAAGACATCGATGGGTCTATCGATCGGTATTTAGACTTCTTGATTGAATTCTTTACAATATAAATTCATACATAAATCAAAATTTGCGTATGACGACAGATGTTATTGACTGAACGAAAGAGTGATTAGCATGGAACAAAACCTTACAAATAATTATTGGGATTTGATTGATGCGACCATTAGCATGTCCGGACGAATAGTTGTATCCGAAAAGATTGCTATAATTCATCTAGACGAATACTCAAAATACAAGTCAAGAAATCTTGTCAGCTCTATTGTTGCTTTCCTCAAATACAATCTTCATACTAGATCTGTGAACCGCCAGCGTAAGGCATTAAATCGATTGTCTAACGCTTTACATGATCGGTAGGAATTATGAATGATACAATTGTATTTAAAATGAGAAGTGTTACTCGCGTGGCTCCTATCAGAGCTTGGCATGAACAAGCTCCGTGCGGCACACCAGAGAACACAAAACTCAACTGGTTCCCAGAGGATTGGGAATCCTATCCTGATATGCAAGTGGCATATGTCTGTGTGAAGTGTCCATTCAGGGTGCAGTGCCTAGATGATGCCCTCGTATATGATGAAACTGACGGCGTACGTGGCGGAACTACGCCATATCAACGCCGTCAGCTTAGAAACAAGTACACACGAGCTAGGTGCCCCTGCTGCTTTTCAAATTCAATTTTCTCAGATCAGATCGATGAAATCTGTGTTTCATGTGGCACATCTTGGATTGCCACACCTTCACCTAAGCTTTAAAGCTCTCTGCCAAGCATTCCACCACAAGTCAGCTTTAGATTCATAAGTCCATTTAGCTGCCGCTATTCGTCCTAAAGCACTTTGCTCGGCTCTCATATCTGGAGAGTCGAGCATTGCTTTAATTTTCCTTTTCCATTCAGCAGGTTTAGAGGCTATTGTTCCAATTTTCAATGTTTTAATGAACATTTCATATTCAATTCTAGGAGACATAATCATCGGCACACCAACAGCCGCGTACTCTAACGGTTTAAGCCATGATTTTGATTTGTTGAATACATTGTCATCTAACGGAGCAAGTCCTACCCCAAGTGAAGACAAAACCTTAGGCCATTCAGTGATAGCCACAATGTCTGATGTCTCAGGTTCTTCATCAAGGCGTAGTGTCTGTTTAATTCCAGTAGGGCTTCCAATAATTTTGAATCTGTAGCCGTCACGCTGTAGCTGGGTGACAGTGAGTCCTAGAACGTTCAAATCAGTCGGATGTGAGGCTAAAGAACCACCCCATCCGAACACGTCACTGTCGTTGTGTTCTATATCTAGATATGAAGCAGGAACACAGTTACGCAAAATCTCATACCGGCCATGATTCGCATAACGCTGAACAAGTGCGCTCGCGGAAACTGTGACGAGTGATGCTGCCTCACATGCACGCTGGGCATTCACCCAGTTGTGGTCATTCGTCTTCGTCTGAGGAAGTCCGCTTTTCGGATGAAAATTTAACCACCCTGGGTTGTGAGGATGAATGTTCGACAGGTCATCATCCATGTCTATAACGACAGCTATCCCACGGGACCTAATCAAGGGAATAGAATCCGCAAGATGCTTATGACTAACTCTTTGCATCACTAGAAGTTCTGCATCATCAGGAACAAACACTTCGTCTAATGTGCCGTCAGGACGAATTCTAGCGCTAATATTTTGTCTATCCTTAGGCAAGACTAGCTTTATGTCATGTCCTCTACGGATAAGCTCCTGAGCGGGCCAAATAAGACGATAACTTCCGCAGCCGTCAGTGTCGGCTGGGTACACATATATAGTCATACCGCGTCGCCTTTTGTGGCTTGCCCAGACGTGTTCTGTCCGTGATGATGCCAGACCCACGTGATCTCTGGTATATGAAGAAACTTGGCACCTTTGTTGAGCAACTGGAGATAGAATCCCCAATCGTCATAGATTGATCCTGTTGGCGGAATAAATTGCGCGCCAAACGCATATTTCATGTTTACAAGACTTGTTACAGGAATATAAGATCTATCTCTCAATATATCTGCGTCAAAAGGTTTTCCGAATCTTCCCCACTCTTCGATGAGCTCAACTTCCTGCTCATTCGCATCTAATACTCGACATCCCGCATACACAATATCAACCGGTTGTTCACCAGAGCTTTCTCGTGTAACGACTGCGGAAGCTAGTGTCTCCAGATGGTGTGGAAGCCATTCATCATCTGAATCAAGAAATGCTACCCATTCGGATCGGACCATTTCCAGTCCGATGTTTCTCGTTATTCCTGATCCGTAGCCATTAATGTCATTGACCACGTGAATCTCACGTGGTTGAACTGTTTGAGAGATCACGCTCTTTAGTGCTCTTTCAAGCATTCCATTAGAGATTCTATTCGGATGCACAGGGATGAGTACGGCTATATCAAGCATCTTATATCTTTCTCTTCTTTATTCATTAAACTTATTGATGCAATTATTCAATTAAATTAGAATTGGTGCTTACCATCTAGATTGCAAACCACTTGTATTTCCAGCATGTACGTTATAGTGCCATGTTATGTCGCCTGTTCCGATGAATTTGGCTCCGAGTTTGATGCACCCAAGTGTGAAGGACCAATCTTCGCCTGACCATTCTGGCGGAGCATCTGGATGGTTCGCAAAACCTACTTCTTTTGCTAGCTCTGTTCGGACAAGAATGGTCATTGTTGTGTGATGCGGTTCTGCTGGATTCATCTGTCTTCCCTTATGCATAGGGAAGGGGTTGTTTCCGTCAAACCATGAATAACTGTAATCAGCGCCATGTTCTATAACTAGCTGATACAGAGTTTCTAAATGGTTTGGGTACAACCAATCATCATCGTCAAGAAACGCGACCCACTTCGTACGGACAGCATCTAACGCACGCTGTCTGGTTCTGGCCGCACCACGTTTGTCTACGTCAAGTGCGACAGATATGCCGCCTTCCGGCAGAAGTGTTTGTTCACGAACACTCAAGTTTGACGCCTCAAGCATTCCATTACATACACGTGGCGGGATGGTTGGGGTAGCTACTGTGATGTCAGCGGTAGTCATGAAAAGGTTCACTTCCTGGTGTAGCGCTTACAGCACATTGCCATTGAGGTCCACGAAAAGCTACTGGCCACATGCTGTTGACATCATTAATGCCTAGAACTTTGACATTCTTCCACCCTGTGAGCAGCAAAAGTCGTTGAATTCCTTGTCTTGTGCACTCCCATCGGTGAACATCCCCTTCCCAACGGTCAGCGCCATGTCTGATCTGTTCTAGTGGGACTTCTAGCGTCTGTGACACGGCCATACCTGCTGCGATAAGACAGTCTGGTCCGACAATCATGAGATCTCCATCGGGCGCCATTGCCCGACGAAGCCTCTCAAGTAGAACGATTACTTCATCGATATATAGATGCTCTAGAAGATGCCCAACGTATGCGTAATCTATTCCGCCAGTGTCTCTATCCCACGGAAGAGGATTACGCACGTCTAGCGTTAGATCTTTCCTGTGCGGCATTCCAGCGTGGTCGATGTTCAGCCAGCCATCCGCGTACTGTTCTCCGCAACCTAAGTTGACTTTGAGCATCAGATCACCATCGGTGCTGGTATAGGAATGATCCACCTAACATCCCGGCTATATCTAGGGATGATCTCACTAGCGTAATTCCATGCTGTGAGCAGATATGCGTCAGCTTGCAGTCCCTCAGGAATGATTTCAATGCCAGTCCCTGGGATGAATCTTCCTTGCTTCGCTGGGGTGCTGTCTACGACATATTGCAAAACGTCGGAATCGATTTCGCAGAAATTAAGTAGTGTTGTCGCTTTAGCCGGTGCACCATAGCCAGCGATTTCAATATCTTTATCTAGCCAAGGCGTAAGAACATCCCAGAGCCGGGCTCTAATACGTTCGATTCGTCCTTGCAATCCCTCATATGCCATGAGACCTGAGTTCAACCACCACTCGGAATCTTGAATTGTGTACACATTATTGGCTGGTGCGCCGTGCCCTTGCCGTCTAACCACGACACGAAGTGAACCGCCTTGTCGAGCAGTTAGTTCAGCGTTGACGATGTGCATCCCGTGTTGGTGGACAAGTGTTTCAAGTGTGGACAGACTAAAGAAATTTCGATGTTCGTGGTACACGAGATCAAATGCGTTATTTACCAGCAGATCAGGGAGATACTGAACTTCGATGAAAGCCACACCATCAGGTTCGAGCACAGTAGTTATTCCATGTAGCGTGTCTGAGACATCTTCTACATGAGCGAGGACATGGTTAGCTATGACAATTCCGGCTGGTCCAATTTCCGTATAAATTTGTGCTGCGATTTCAGAAGTAAATTCACTTTCCCAAACGTCTAGGCCACGTTCCCGAGCATTCTTTACTGGCCCACTAGCTGGGTCGACACCCAGGGTTGAGTATTTAGCTTCCCGAAAATGGCGGAGCATATCTCCGTCATTGCATCCGATTTCAAGTACAAGTTTCTTGTCTTTGTTGTCAAAGTTTTGTATTACACTGTTCGCATATTTCTCATGATAATCAGACAATGGTTTAGACGCGCTTGAGTAGAACGAATATCCAGAACCAAATAGAGTTGGTCCATCAATAACCTCAAGAAGCTGCACTAATCTACATTTGACGCAAACAGCTACATCAAGTGGATATTCTTTTGACATTTCATCGACAGATGATGTATATGCGTCAGCGATAGGGGATGTTCCTAGATTAAGGAATTGGAACAATCCATCATATCCACAACCACTACATGAATTACGCCGAGTCACTCGTCACTCCTAAATTCCATTTACGTTTAAACTTAGTGTCAGCATCAAACCAAGCTTGTTCAGATTCAACAGAATCAAAACCAAACGTTGTATGATGATATGTGTCTACATCGACAACCATTACATGTTTCTTATGTTTACGTGTCACCTCAAGTCCAATGTCATCATATCCATGAAATCCTGTGAAGTTTTCATCAAATCTCAAGTTGTCGATTGCCCACGATCCAAATGCCATGACACTTCCTTCAATGGAGTCGACAACCCCGCCCCTGGGTCCAAATTCAAGAAAGCCTGAGTCTGTGAGCTGATGTCCGACAGTCGCCGCGTTCCACCAGGCCAGTCCGGACACGCCGAATCCTCCGCATACGCCAGCGATCCCAACCATGGGATCAGCGAGTGCATGGAGAAACTTTTCTTCCGCGTTCGGATCAATCAGTTCTAGATCATCATGCAAGAGGATTATAACATCGACATTGCTCGATTGCCATGAATTCAAGATCTGATTGTATGCCTGTGTGATAGAGGTTTGGTTCCACAACAAAGTAAGTGGCCGATTTCCAATTCTAGGAAGAACGTATTTCTGCACACGTTCAAACGAATTGGTTACGCATCCGTAAGCTACTTTCGCGTCTTTCGAGTTTAAGGAAATATCATCCCGATTAATGTGCTCTACCATGGCGCACGTCCCCACTTCTGAATAAAAACCTCTCGATCTTTGCCAGCTTGTGTAGCAAGCTCAGGTTTCGCGTTTGTGAAATCATTCGGTCGTTCATTCACCGCGACTGGACCCGGGGAGATAACCATCCCACCTGCCTTACGAGCCTGCCAGTCAAGATCAGTGTCCTGCCACCACCAACGCATACGTTCATCAGCTCTCAGTCCAGCTTCACCTTTGAATACACAAGCTGATCCTTGCATTCTGTTATAAATGTCTGAATCAGGTTCAGTTTTGATAAGAATCTGAGTTACATGTGCTGATTGGTGTGTACTTCCGGCTACAGCACACGTCGAACGTAATGCGCTTTTGACAGATGAGAACCATCCTTGTGGAGCGATAACGTCATCACATAGGACGGCTACATTCCATTCATAATTGATGTCATCACATGCTTCACTTTGTGCCCAATCAAACCCTATATTCATTAAACGTGCGAGGTTTGGTGGTTGTTCATCATCATAAATAAGTGTATGAATAATTGACCTTAAATCGTTAAAGACGATAGGAGGAGTAGACGCATTATCAATCACGCATACTTTATCGACTTGAACAGAAATGGCATCGACACATTTACGAAGAATATCGTGACGGTTATGTGTGAGCACAAAGGCTAGATCTAATGCCATAGGACGAGCATAGCAAATAGTGCACTTAGGTCAGAGATTGATGCCTGTGTCTCCTACGTCAACACCAAGATCAATTACTTTCAGCCTGAATCCGCCAGAATCAGATATCCAAGTCGTAGCACTGCTTCCTGTTGCCCTCTGACCTGTGAATAAAACACTAGTAATTTGATTAGTTGATACCGCTGTAAATCCACCCATGAGCATCTGTGACACTGACCCAGCGGCTTCTACATATGAAACGACTGTCGATGCTGTTGTCGCCGTACCAGCTTCGCTGTATCTAATTTGTGCCCGACAAATATCTGTAGCTGTCGCCGGGGAGAACCTAGACGGCCCGGCTAGCAGCATATAACGTCTACCAGCGACAACAGAAATAGCATCAAGGCGCATAATTCCGCGCTCAGTGCCATCGATACCGACAAAGTTTGAATTTCGTTTTCCGCGTGCGATGATTTGTCCAGGCGGCATGTTAGCTGCATTAGCTAAGTTTGTTAGGTCTACAACGACGGGATCACCAAACAAACTAGCTGAAACAGCTTCCCCGGGTGCTGGTGCTCGCGTTGTGATGACAATTGTCATGATCTCTGCACTCTCCTACGTAGCCCATGTGGAACAGTCATCCCAATAAGAGGCATCCCATATAGCCGATGCACACCCAGCGTGCCTTGCCGATAATGTTTGTGTGAACCCTTCATCAATCGTGTATGAAGATGTGATCCCAACAATCCTGTAATTTCCATCAAACCCAAGTCCATCATGGTCGACAAATCTCACTAAGTCGCCAATTTCTAACCTCGGGTCTCCGACTATTTTCACGTTAGTCAGTACAGGTTTAGGTTCGGCGAGATCTGAAAGTAACAAACGTGCTAGCGTTTCAGCGATACTTTGACGTTGACGCCATTTATTTTCAGATATCCCATTAACAGGGATCTGTGTTCCGTGTGCTCTGATTGAGTCAGAGTTCGTCACAGAATCAATCAGTGTAGCAGGACCAGATTTAACAACTGTCGCATTCCAAGAAATTGTTGGGTTTCCGGAAATATCAACCATCCACACATCAATTGGGTTTCCGTTAGAGAGATGAGCGACAGCCTCTGTCCCACTGCTCACGATGTTGATAGCTAGATCAGTTGTGATGACTGTTCCTGATCCGTCAGGATTTGTGTTGCCATTTCCGATTGTAATGACATCGGTGAAGTATTGATCTCTGATGCCTGGAAGTGTGATGTTGACTTGATAGTCAGTTGAATTCGCTGGAATCCGAAGAGGACTTGTCGGTTCCCAAACTTGAACGTTCTTGTCGATGATGATTGGTGTGAAGGGAACTTGTATGTTGTTCGCTAATTGGTCTATTCCACTCTGATAATCGACATCTTTAAGTGCATTCAGTGTCGTTAATGTTCGTTGGACAGTTTGACCGGTAGTTGTGTTGTCTGAATATCGAGTTCTGTAGTGCGGTTTTCCATCTGAATCAAAATAAACAGCGGCGAACTCAGCCTCAGCGAGTTCAGTTAACAAGCTGTAACAGTCCACTCCAGGATCAATCGCGAGTGTGCTGTCCATGATGTTCTCTGATTTATCTATGTACGCGGTAGGGACAAAGTTGTCCCACATGAAAGGCGTACTCGCTGTGATAACAAATCCATCACTGATACCAGAGACAAAAGGATATCCACCAGCTATCTGAAGTTCTGCCATACGAGCAGTGTTGGTTAATGTGGCGAACCCATTAGGATCTGTGAACGATGCGAGAGAACCATTTGTGAATGCGGAAAACCCTACGTTAGTTGTTGTGCTGTCTACTTTAAATATCGCTGATCCTGTTGTAGAGTCCCAATGAACTCCGACAGCATGCCATGTATTATCCGCTGGAAAAGATGGGCCAGCGATCGTACGAGAAATTCCAACATCCATATGCAAACGAAGCTGCAAAGATCCTGACGCGAGCAAATCAAGATAGAAATAATTATTTGAATTATTAGCGTCGACACAACCGATAGTCGCGGTTCCACTAGCAGATGGCGATGCTTGCAGATAAAGTTCTATTCGGCCGATTGTGCTTGAATCTCCTGCGAGACTGTTCTTCCATGGTGAAATTAACGCTGAACCGACATGCCATTTAGCGTCGATTTTCCCTCCGGTAGGGGCAGCACTTGTCGATGCCACCCATGGTCCATGCTCAAACTTAGGTCTCGATTGGTTAGCAATTGAATCTTGCATGTAAGCATATTTTGTTGTGCCTTGAAAAGGTTCTAGAGATCCGTGACATGGTACATGAAGAATTGTGGATGTACGAATATTAGGTGAAGCGAAGAAACCATCACCAGCAGGCGCACCCGGAGAGACTAAAGCATCTATTTGACCAGTCCGACAGTAGGAAAAGACATATGAAACCATCCATGTGGCTTCTAACCCAGGAAACAGCGGAAGCGTTTCCCCTGGGTATTTCAAAGGATTTTCAGCGATTATCGCAGCAGAGAAGCTAGAAAGTTTTGATACATCATTTCTCATTAACTCACGATTGTCTAAAGCTGTTAATGTCGCTTTTCGTGAACGAGAGCTTACGTCTACCCCTAGTGACTTACCTGTAAAGAGAGTGATCGATTGAATTCCTTCTGATGTAGCTACATCCAACCGTGACGTTATTGGTCGAGCAACTCTAGATTTTCCAGCGAGTAGAGATCTAAGATTCAACTCGCTATAAGTCCATGAAGCGTTTTGTGTATCATCGCCAGCGATCATAGGAGCTAATGCGATTGTCGCTACCACCCCAGGCTCTGTGCTCGCTGAAATTGTGGCACCTAACGTGTAAGAACCAGCGGAAGCGTTAGAAATCTGTGTGATACAGGTAGCGGCATTAGCCTTAGTTCCGCTTGCAGAGCATGTGTCAGCGAGTTCTGTCGCCGGAGACTGTGGAGTCCACGTCACCCCACCTCCTGTCACGGCATACCCGGCGAAGAATCCAATAATCAGACAGTTGTCGACTGTAGTTGTGATTCTTCGTCCTGCTAGAAGGCCATAAGTATCGTCGAGCCGTGGGGTAGGGTCAGATCCTTTCTGTGTGAATGCGTGTATGCCAGGAGTACGTCCGGATGCGACAACAACACAATGAACCACTGACGGAACGAAAGAACTCAGCACAAACGTATATGTGCTAGGTTCTGCGTCTGCGTCTGCCTGTGTAATTCCTACACGACGAACAAGCAGATGACCTGTTGTGACGTGACTTCCGGAAGAGTTAAAGTCCCCACGCTCAAATAAGTGCTCCCATGTAGCGTTCATCCCATTGTTGTACAAATAGAACTGTGTTCCGCTGTGCGCTATCCAAATGAATACGAAATCTCCTGGCTTAACAGCACCACGAGTGATCGATACCGTACCTGTCCCTGTAGCCGCTGATGAGGACGTGATATTGCGAACGATCGGATATTCTGGTTCGCCAAACAAATGCCCTTGTTCAACATCAAGTTTGAGCTGACCAACAGCGGCGCCAGCGACAGGTTGAGCGACACTCGGAATATTAGACGTAAGAGTTAAATCAATCTCTAAATCTGATATTCCACGCGACAAATCGTCAACTGTACCCAGTCCGTTCGGACCGTCACCATCCCAATCACAGGACACACGCGGAATCAGCACACGTTCAGGAGATGTTATTGCGGCGATAAGACTAGCCGGAACATTCTTCATTCAGCACTCCTAAGTCGATGCTGTTACTTCTATAAGCTGATATGAAGTGTTTGTTCGACCTATTCGGCTGACACTCTCATTCGCCGCTACAACTGATACACGTGGTTGTCCCTGTCCTGGCTGCCAACTTCGTGGGCCCCTGGGATCAATTCTCATGTCTAGTTGCATCTCATCCCAGTAGAGAATCGTCGATGATGACACTGACCCCGGGGTAATAATCAACTGTGGAATAACATACGCAGACGTAGCTGTCGCTGTACCTGTGACAATCCAATCTGTCCATGTGCCTGCCGCTGTGACGACAGATGTTCCTACAGCACTGCCAACGACAGTGCCGTTTACATTAAGGAATAGAAGTCGCGGAGTGACTGTGACAGCAGGATCAAGCCCACCACCCTGCACTTTTCCGGTGAAAGTCCACCCTTGCGAAGGCGGCGTAGCCCAGCCACTAGGACTGTACGGAGTGTAGAGCGACATTACTCCGCCGCCACTGCCCGTAACGGCGGGAGAAAGAGTCCATGCCAATGTGCGTTGTCCACGTACTGGGGTGACTGTTGTCGATGACGCGAGGCTTTCCCCAGTTCCTGTGACAGAGAATCCGTCTGTCAGTTGCCATGCGTCTGTACCAGATGAATGGTTCGGCGTAAGGAAGTTCACCGTATGTGGGTCTATCCACACATACGGACCTAAACCTCTCTGCCTTGTACGTATCTGTTCAATCAGTAAAAGCGTGTTGTAGTCGATGTGGTCATACGTCACTGACCATGTTCTTTGCTCATATGGAGTTTTATCGACAGCTACCCCGGACAACAGACTGTGTATCGATGAATGATCGGAAACTACTCGTCCATAGTCTTCTTCTGGCATACGAACATTGACAAGATCCCCTGGGCGGCCAAGCCAGTACACAGGAGAAATATTGTCCGCGCAGTCGCTGAATGTCATCGCCGAACCAACTTCCGATCACCCTGTTGCGCGGCTAAAGACACATGTTGTGCATTGTCATACAAAATATCAACGATGGTTCCGGCGACTTGTCTTCCTCCGACGTTGACAACCACAGTCCCGTTGAATCCTTGATTACCTGTGCTTGTAGCTTTTCCAGAAGCCGCTGATACAGCATTCATCGCTGGGGAGACTATTTGCTTCACCGCAGTGTGAGCAGAGCCAATTTCTTGTTCTACACCTTGAACATAACCTTGAACGGTGTATTGCCCATAATCAGCGAAAAGTTTTGATGGAGAATGAATTCCTAGAGCACTGGTGAACCCATGTGCGATGCTTAATGCCGCATTTCTAGCTTGACTCACGGCCCATCCAAGAAAATGGCTTATTCCATTAACAAGCCCAATCACCATGTTTGCGCCGATGTTATATAGCGTGCTTCCAAGCCCACTAAGAGCACCCCAGATCATCCCAGGGAGTCCTGAAATTATTCCCCATATCCGCCCCGGAAGCTGACTTATTATCGCTATAGCAACAGACACACCACGTTCAAACAACGCAACGCCTGTGTTCCACATGTTAGAAACAAAATTAATGAACTGAGCCCGTAGACCACTAACCCAAGCGATTACAGTATTAATTCCTGATATGGTCAGTGAAATTGCTCTATTCCAGAGATCTCTCATAAAGTTGCTGACACGTTCAGGAAGCTGCATAAAGAAAGATATGATGTTGGTAATGCCAGTTTGAGTGATGTTGACTGCTGTGTCCCACAAATTAGTAAGAATATTCCAGATTCGCAGAGGCAAGAGCAGAAAGAATCTTACGATGGAGCCGATGACGAATCCGACCATGAATGCGACGCGCTGCAGTCCAGTCTCGAATAAAATAAGAAGCATTCCGGGAAGTGCTTTAACAGCGGCTAATATTCGGCCAGGGAGCGCTAGTATCGCGTGCCAAGCATTGACAAAGAAGTTGACGAACGGACCAGCGAACCAGGCTCCGATTCCTCTAAAGAACCCTAGAATCGCATTCCATGTGTCAATGAAGAAATGTGCGAATGGTCCAGCGAACCAGGAACCGATAGCTTTAAGAACATTCCATATGCTATTCCACATGTTTATGAAGAACTTGCGAAATCCTTCACTGTGCGTCCATAGGTAAAATATCCCGGCTGCGAGTGCGATTACCGCGACAACAATAAGCCCGATGGGGTTCGCATCCATGGCTACGTCAAGGGCGACTTGTGCCGCTGTCCATGCTTTCGTAGCAGCAGTGATAATCCCTTGAATAATGGCATATGTTTTCAGTGAAGCGACAACAGCTAGTACACTTACCGCGATTGCTTGAAAGATTGTTTTGTGTTGTTCCATGAAACCAAACATGTCCCGTAAAGCAGCACCAACAGGCTTTAACGCACTCGCTATCGGGGACAGTGATGACAGCAATCCTCTAAATGATTCCATAAGCAAAGGTCCAAAAGTATTCGCGGCACTTCTTCCGGCAGGAATCAAATCATCGGTAATAATCTTGCGAATAGTATTGAATGCATTTATCAGCGGAGTCCAGTCAATGCCTGAAACAAAAGTTATGAAAGCATTGATAGCTGCAGCCATACTTGATGAAATTTGTTCGCCAAACTGCTTAAACGAGCTACTACCGAAAAGTGTGGCGAGCCTTACAAATCCTGTTGTAGCGATATCAAAGAACGGTTTGAACCCGCCAGCGATAGCCTGTTGCAGCGCGTCAGATACGTTGGATAATGCTCCGCTGAGAGTTCTTGACTGGCGCTCCATCATTCCGCCGAGGGCAGCGGTAGACTTCGTTCCGTGCTCTAATCCCTCAATGAGCTTAGGTAGTGCCTCAGATGATTGAACTTTTCCTGTAGAAATCATCTGAATCATTTGACCAGTTGTGACTTGATATGCGTCAGCGAGAATCCTCAACGCATTAGGCACTCCACCTTGCAGCAACTGATTCATGTTGCCCATGTCGAGCGTTCCTTTAGCGACCATCTGGTCAAAGGCCAACGTGACATGTTCGAGTTGTGTAGAAGATCCACCAACAGACGCGACTGAATCCCCAAGTGCTCTGAGGTCAGGGATGACATCTTTAGCCGCGACACCCATCCCCATCATCCGCTGGGCGTATGTCACAAGACTTCCGAAGTCGAATGGTGTTACGACAGCGAATTCTTTAAGCTGTTGTATAAATGACTGCGCTCTTTGTGCGCTACCGAGCACAGTTGTGAACGCGATTCCACTATTTTCTAAAGTTTCGTTGAACCCAATTACCGCATCTTTCGTGAATTGATAAGCCTGAGACAGGCCATTCATCACAGCATTACCAGCGACAAACCCAGCCATGGTTCCGATAGCTGTTGACATATTTCTGGACATACCACTAGTACGTTCAGAAACTTTCTGTATACTGCTACTTATAGACTCTAAACCTGATTTTGTTGTGGAAATTAATTCATCAAATCCTCGTTCAGCATTTACAACAACCTCATTCATGCCTGTTGAGATTGCAACTTCAACTTTCTGTACATCAGAGCTAATATGGTCAAAACTGCTATCTGCTTCAGCACGCAATTTCTCAAATTGATGGATAACCTGATCTGTCATCTCAACAAATGCACGGTCGACAGCTTCTGTGACATGTCTTCCCAAGGCAACGACATCATCAAAAGCCGCTACAGCACCATGTTCTAACTTGTCTGTCCGTGCCTCAAATTCCACATACGCTGTGTCAATAGCTCCGGACATTCGTAGCTCCTATCGAGAAAGCTGTTGCATAGCGAAGACAGCCGACTGTGATGCTTCTTCGTCACCCTTCCACCAACTGGGCATCCTGGGTCCAGTCTGTTGGTGAGGTGTGCGTCTAGCCTGAACGCATGTCGTCAAAGCTCCGGTGAGCTTGTATTCCAATTGCTCTAGTCGTTCCACAGTTTCTTCACTCAACTCACGTTCTGTCAGGGTTCTTAGATAGTGATGCACGAGATTTAAGAACCTTGGGGATTTGAGTTTGAGGCAGTCAATTCCTTTTGAGAGGCACCATCCGTCGAAGTCATGCCATCGTTCGTTGGCGATAGCGAAAAGGGCTCCGACGGATCGGTAGGGCGCAGGCCGTAGACCTCAAGCAGCCAAGGCATTATTTTGAGAATATGCCTCATACCAATCGGATTTGATTTACTATCGATTCTCGATCGAAATTTCTTTGATGAATCTCCGATGAACACCTCATCAAAGAATCGCAAAATTGGTTCTAGACCTTCTTTTTCGAGAGAATCTTTGTCCATTTTCATCTTCGCTGCTCGTGCAAGTACACCCAGGGGAAGTTCTGGTGAGCATTCAAAGATGTCATCATTTATCTTGAACCGTTTAGGCTCAGGGGAGAAAGAGAAGTCCGCGATATCAGTTAATCCATTTTCGTCCACAAGAACACTCTAAGCCTCTAGCTGAGCATATTGAGATTGATCTATGGATCAGCTTGTCTTAGCAGCTTTCAGCGCATCCTTGAGGTAACGATTAGGTCTCATGCCTCTAGACCACTTTGAGTACGTGTACCCGCCTCTACCTGTTCTCGCTCCGCTACGTGTTTTCCAACGCAGAACTTTCTTGTTCTTAGGAACAATCAACTGATGTCGAGGACCATAGAGTCCGGTACCCTCATGCACATACAATGCATAAACAACATTTGTTCCGACACGAGCGACAAATGTATGCCCTAAACGAAGCTCATGCGTGATGGATGCTCTAAGTCTGCCTGTATCCACACGTCTTGGATCATTGTCATTCAGATTTCGTTTTGCTTGTGCTTCAACTTTAAGTGCCCGTTTTAGCATGTCTTTTGCTACAGCACCATTAGGTCCCTTGAGCATCTGTTGTAGTTGTGCTCGATCGAGAACGTGCCAGACTCCCATATCAGCATCCGCAAGGAACGTAAAGCCCAAACTTAAAGTGAAGCTCTGTCCCGGAACACCCACCTTGGGGACCTAGTGAAGTTTGATCGTTAACGATGAAATCTGTGACACGCCTGGGATTAGCATCTCGGAGTGAAACTAGTGTGCAGTAAGTCGTGTTCCACACTGTGTATGCGTCTTCATCTTGAATTTGTGCGGCAGCGCCAAGAGCTGCCGGAGATGGAGGTTTCCCATTAATATCAGATATTGGAACACAGCGAACAATTGACAATGCACAATCGAAAACAATAAGAACATTCTCACAGTTTCCAACAATAAGATCTGATCCGTCTGTCGGGAAACTTCGTGACGTATATCGGCGCCGAATCACTAGAGCAAGCTGCCCACAGTCACATGCATCCCACGCGACATCTGAACCCGGCTCGAATACAGTCCTCTTCACCGGGCCACCAGATGTGCCAGTGAGAGCATTAGACACAGCCGTAAGAACTGTATTAACAATCGCAGTCGCATTTGTCGATTGCCATATAAACGGAGCAATCGTCATGACGTGCCTGGTATTCGGTAGGTCTCTCCGTCGATGTCATAGATTTCACTACGAGAAGCAAGACCAAACGGATTCACAGACGAGATAAACAAATCCGAAAGATACAGCCCGACTTTACCATCAGAAAAGACTTTATTCGGATCAAGAAAGTCCATGGTCACACCTTGACGTACAAGTTGCTGTACAGGACTCGGAAGTTCGCAATCTTCATTTCCATTAAGAAGCTTCGCGAACTGGCAAGCGAGTTCCCCGACAGCCATTTGCCCTAGGATCGGTACAGCTTCCCCGAATGAAACAGTGACGGACCATGTTCCAACTTCTGAATCAGCTTTGTTTAGATCATTGCATAATGGCCACTGATTGCCTCCAAGACGTACAAGTTTTCGATAATCATCGACTCGATATCCTGCCGTGGAGAGGACAACGCCGTCAACTTTCACAGAATTGATGCTGACAACAGGTTCGGGAAGTATCGCCTCAGAAACAAATGAACATGAACAGCTATCGTCTGGACAACCATTACCGCACGTGAGGTTCGACCAAACTCCATCAAAAAACAGTGGCCTTGGATATGTTCCGTACTCCCACCATGAGCCAAACACCAAGCCATTGCCAGATGATCCCCAGGAGAATCCGCTGCATCGTCGGCTACATGGTCTAATCGTGAGCTGACAGATTCCATATCGTCGGCCAGTAAGAGCCCAGAGAACTTCGGAAGCAGCTTGAACAGCTACCCCGGTTATCGCTGGACTGATAGTTGTAAGATCACAATTTCCCCATATGACAGGCCATGCGCCACACGGAGAACTGCCCCCACCTATGAGACCTAACGAATCAAGCGTAACAATTTCGGTCGCTACAACCGCTGAACCAGAAACTGTTCCTGACCATGTGACAAGATATTCCCCAGCGTCATAACTGGAAGACGTTACCCACGCATAGCTGTATGTTCCGGTAGCTAAATGAAGAACTCCCGTATTTGTCGACGGGAGAACTATCGCCCCGGTAGCTACTCTGACAATTTGAATTGACGGATTAGCATCAAGGTCGACAAGAGGTCCCCCGGCGTAGCTGTACCACTGAGAAAGTAAACCTACTGTGCTGCCAGGTAATGTCGTCACGACACACCGACTAGTGGCATGAATGTGGTAGCTGTTCCTGTACTTACGGGATTAAATGACGCAGGGAGACTTGATTGCCCACCAATAAATGTGCATCGACGATTTCCACCAGAGATGCTGACAGCGAACCAAGGAATATGCCCGTCATTAGGTGAAGTCAGGAGTGGTAGGACAGGTGACACTGTCATACCCCTAGCCAGCGGAGCAATATAAACAAATCTTCCGGAAGCCTGTGCCGCAACTGGACCTCCAGCTAGTGCGGCACCACGCCAACCGTTTGATGTCCACAATGCTGCGTTATCCGCTGTAGCGTCGACTTTCGTTCCCGCATCGTCGTATAACCCGAGTTGATTGGGTGTTGTAGCTCCATCATGAGTACCAGCATCACGCACAGCGATATATAGGTTAGTAATAACTGTGTTAGCTGGAATCCAAACACGAGTAAAGAAGATTGTTGAGTTTCCGTAACCTGACGAACTCATAAATTCAGCAGGTTCTCCAGAAGCAGCCAACAATCCGTACCCAGATAGAGGAAATGCCTGTGCAGTCCCTCCAGATGCCGCTGCCCACTTCACCCCTGTTGCTTGTGCGGAATCAGCGGTTAGGACTTGGTTGTTGCTGCCCACACCTAGACGAGTAATGGTGGCGCTAGCTGTCGCGACGTACAGATCCCCTTTAGTAGTTAAAGTTGATTTATCAACTTTTCCAGGAACAGTAGGAGACACTGCGGAGCCACTAAGATCACCTGCAAGCTGAACAACCCCGACAGCGAGAGCAGTCGCATTAGCCACAGACAGTGTTCTGTCTGCGGATAGATCCCCACCGCCAGCAAGTGGCGCCGTTGTGTTGATTTGTCGAGTACTCGGCACCCCGGCTACTTGGCTGTCAACGTAATGCTTATCCGCAGCCTGTAAGTTTGACGTAGGGTCTCCCGGCAATACGAGCGCGCCGGTCATCGTATCGCCAGATTTATTTACTTTCCTGGGATCTCCTGTTGGACTTACGTAACCTGTAGCAACCACACGTCACACCCTTGCGCTTAGCCGGATAGAGCTTGCGCACCACAAGACGAGGTAGGCGGAGGAATGGTTGTTACGTTGTAAGCGAACTGGTCCCCGGATTGTAGTGTGTTACTTCCCAGCCAGGGGGTCGCCCATCCTGTACCTGTACCCCATCGGGTACCAACGCCAGCGGTTTCAGAGGTTAGCGTGAACTCAAGTGTTCCAAGTTCTATCATCCAACTCTGGAGTTGATTGTTACTGACATTAGGAAATGCCCAGTAGACATATCGTTGATTTCCTGTCGCGTCACACCCACTAGGGCCAGCGACATCTTGCCAGACTTCCAACGAATAATGTCCACTGACTTGCTGCGAATCGCTCCATGCAGCGCCTGTTCCTGTCACTCCGTTAGACAGCAAACGGGCTCCGGTCATCAGCACCATGAGATCAGGATCAAGCGTACAGATCATCGTTGTGAGCTTGACGCGCTTAAGCTGTCCAGCATCTTTCTGATTTACACAGAATGTTCCATCAGCGAGTCTCTTGAGATACTCAGTGCCATCTTCATATTGTGGATCAGGTTTGATGCTGATGAAACCATTGCTAACGACCATCGATGATGCGGCGCCAGTGACTGGGTTTCCACAAGTGTCAAGTTTGATGACCCGCATCACTCGGCCTTTGATGGCCGAAACACATTGAGCTGCCATAGTAATACCCCTATGTGATTATGCTGTCATCGTCGAGTAGACAAATTCTCGTGGTGAAACCAGTGCGGCTACAAGACAACAATCGTACCCAAGAAGATATGTGCGCTCAGCAATCGCTTTAACTGTATTATCAGTGCGATTAAGAGCTGAATTGTTTTCTAGAAGCACATGGATATCACTTCTATAAGCGAAAATAGGTCCAGTTCCGAACATCCATCCATAACCTAGACCAGGATCAGACCCGTCTGGTCCGGACCTTGGATATCCGTTGCCGACAACTACGAGATTGCCATTCCAAGTTCTTAACCTTGGTCCATCTCGAACAAGTAAGTTCGCTTCTGCGAGCACTGACGCGATGTCATTTGATATATGAATGATGCCCTGTACACCGCGAAGACAGTTAGCTAGCGCACTTTCTACCGCTCCGAGAGCCATAGGTGCGGAAATCGCTGTCCCAGTGACTTGAGTTGCCGCTAGTTGTAGCGTCGTGACATATCCGAGACCTTGCTCAGTAACAGCGGATGTAGCTGCGAGATGTGGGAGAGCAGCGTTAGCTACGCCATCAACTGTGCCGGTCCAGAAAATTCTTTCAAGTTGCCACTGTTCTACACGTTCAAACGCTGTGCGAACATAAGCTTCTTTGTCATCCCAGAATGCCGGGGCAGAGCAATCAACTTCCGCGTAAATCGTGAAAGGCGTCGCACCCCAGTTGGTACGTGTAGCGTTAGCTGATTTCGAGAAAGATGTTCCTGTAACCGCTGGCGCAGACGTATAACAAGGTTCAATTGTGCTCCCACCCTGGGGACACGTGTCCTGCCATGTCGTGCCAAGTCGCCAGAAAGACTCTCCGTCAGGGCGAAGTTCTACCGCTGACAGAAGACCATAAGGTGCCGGAGTGACAATCGGAGGCTGCACATATGTACGTGCGTTAACTGCCACCCCGGCACCTCCTTGATAAAGTTAATATTAATTAGCAGATTGTTGAGCATGTGTACGTAACATCCCCACCGACTGCACCATTCGGGCAGACAGGTACTGTTACGACACGGGATTCATGCCCAATCATCGCGACAAGCCAGCAATCCTCGGACCAGGCAGCGGTGTAATCGTTCGTCGAGTTCAACGTGCTGTCACGCACAACGCCAAGGTCGAGTGAAAGCCCATTACCCTTAACAAATGTACCGGCCGGATAAATAAGGAACTGCACAGAAGACGGCCACGTTGTCGATGCGCCAGCGTTCCCCGGGAAGCCCGACGTGCGAACCTGCCAGTCTTGTACAAACTGAGCAGAAATTCCACGAAGAGTGAACCACGAAGCAATTTCAGCATTCGTAATCATGAACGCCGAACTAGGACTGTCCCAACCTTTACGCTTCGCCAGATCCGCTCGGATAAGGCCGAGCACCCAGGTCGGGAACACAGCCTCAAGAGTGGAATTCTCACACATCGCATACTTAGTGCGAAGGTCGATAGCCTGTAGTTCTACCGCGTCAAGCAGCGGAACCGCTACACCTTGTCCGGTAGCACACATCGATACGGCAGTTGAAAGAGCAGCCACTTTAGAGATCAAACGAGTGTTTACTCGATGTGCGTGAGCTGCCATCACCAGTCGCATAAAGTTAGCGATTTGCTCAGGCCAAGCGTCTGAGGTCAGGTTTCCGGCTGTGATACAGATACCATCACAGTCGAGCCGAGCTTCGCTGAACGACGCACAAGGAACATGAGCACACGTCTTCGTACCCGACTGCCCAGTACCGGTAGCTGATGCGATGTCCTGGGTTTCGTTCCACACCCAGAGCCCGGTACTTGACGCGAGATCTCCGAATGATGGACTTACCGGCCAACGCATGCCACCTCGGCGAATGCCTGCCGTGGGAAGGTCGTACATGCCGTCTTCACAGACGATGTTGTAGAAATCGTATGTGATTTCGCTTGGTGCACACCATCCGCCAGATGCGACAAGTGCCTCAGGGTTCGCTGCTTCTTGTAGTACTCGATAAACCTCTTCTGGTGAAGAGTGGTCATCGATAAACCAACGAAAATCCTGGTCACGTTGTAGCTGAGCGACGGGAGTGAAGTTCGGCATTCCGTGGGTTACAGACATAGTTCGCGCACGAGCCTGCATAGCAGCGGCTAGTGCATCGATACCGTCAAGGTTTGATCCTTGAGTAAATCCACGAATGTCAGCGGAAGCCACGATGACCTGCGCACCACGAGGGGCTGCGGTGTTGGCGATAGCCCCTGTAGAACTTCGCTGAGATTGCTGCCGCTGAGCACTACTCAATTTGACGTTAAGTTTAGATCCGCTTTTGATAACGTCTTCTACTTGAGTCCTGCCACGACGAGAACTAGCGACTAGGGCAGTGCTATCCGCTGTCGAGGTGGCGTGCCCTTCGTCTGACGTGCTCGCTGATTTGTCATCATCCGCCGGAAGGTCATCGACAGCGCGCGCGGCGATTCTCCCACGCAATGCGTCAGCGGTAGCCCTGCGTTTTGCCAACGCACGATCGTTAATTTCACCGGCCATACGCTCAATGTCGTCGGCTAGCTGTGTCGCGCGTTCAATACCGCGAGCATTAATACTCTGGTCATCAGTCAAACGCTGAAATTCATCACGGGCTTGCACGTGTAGTGAAGTTAGTTCATCGTCCGACAGGCCACTAAGGTCGTCAGAAATGTGAACTCCACCGTCCTCGTCTTTATTGCCCATTCTGACTCCTTGGGATTAATCCTTTATCGGACGTAAAACTGTTATCGTCATACTAGCATCAGACTGAAAAGTTACTTACTCATGCAGTGTTGGTCCCCTTGGAATTTTCCAGCGCAGACGCGAGAGACTTATCCCTAAGCTGTTGTGCGCGTAGCGCCGCTGCGTGTTGTGCTTCAGATGCGGCCATTTGCGCTGCCAATTGCTGTGAAGTCACAACCTCACGATTGACATTTCCTTTACCACAACCACACATGACCATTACCTTTCTTAAAGTTCATTCAACACTTCCGAGAATTCTCTGTCGCAAAGCCTTAGCACGCTCAGCAGGAGTGAGCCCTAACCTTCGTTGCAGATGCTCACGAATATTGTTCAAAGCTTCCTGTTCGGCAGCGTGTTCACGCTCTTCTATTTCATTACCACGCAAAACACCAGAAGCGACAAGACTAAGCTGCTTACCCTCATGCATGTCTGCTCTAAGCCTAGGAACAGCGAATCCAGGGACATTCACCGCGAGAAACGCTACAAGCCTGAGCTGGCCTCCGATACGGCGCCAGTCCCCCGACAGTTTCGCGCCACGAAGTTCTCTGACCCTAGCAGCGGAAAGCCCCGGACGTAGCGCACCAGACACCCATATGCCATAGGCATCTTCACCACTAATAACATCAGCGACAACACTTCCGGTGTTGTCATAATGTTCTAGTGCTTTTCTAGAGTCTATTCCATATGTACTAGCGTGTCCTGTGCCTAGAGTGATATGGCCTACGGCGACGTGATGTCCTTCGGACGTAATCAATTCACCTTGACGAAAATATATGTGCGAGCCCTCTTTAGGTGGTGCGACACAAGCGTTAGAAAATGCTGTATGGCAAGAACTCCACAAAGCACCATGACCATAAATCCGACCGTCATCGGTAATCGTCAAAGGCGTCGGTTCTCGCAACTCAGGATCAGTAAAATATACGAGGGGCGGAGCAGCATCATCTTGAGGTACAAGCCCAGCAACAAGCGAAAGCATGTCGTTACTAAAGTTTGCTGGGTCAAATGCTTGTGGTGTTAGCCCAGCATCATGAAGATGCGCAGACAAATGATCGTATATAGTCCTACGACGTGCGAGACTGATAGGAAGCTTACTGTCATTCAATAGAGCTTTGATTCCATTCGCACATGCGGTGATATTAATATCTTCACCACAATTATGCACAAACATAGTGTCTAGCGCGGCATACCCACCATTGGGTGGAGGAGTGGATGACTGCATTGGCATCGTGCCATCAGTCAACCAAACCTGAGCTTCTACGAAAGCTGGAATGTCTACGAGGGTCGCGGCTCTAATTCTACCAGCGTGATACACAACCAATTCGGGTTGTTTAAACAAATCAGTTAGTGCATTATCATCTGACGAATTATTTTCATTTGACGCAGGGAAAACAAGCTCAACATTCGCATCTTTAATGTTGTCTACGTCAACACTCACGCCTTTAAGAAATTCCCCGCGAATCAATCGAAGAGCTTCCGCACCGTTACGTCCCTGGTCGTCGAAAATTCCTTGACCACGAATTATCAGGGGGTTAATCGCATCACGCCAGATATTGTCAATCCTCGCGACAACAACAGCACCTTTATGCTGCCCCACATCAGTGGGAGCCCAACGTAACGCTAGTGGCGGATCATCCCAAGAAAGAGAACTCTCTGAGAAAAGCCGTCCATCCCCGGTTTCTGTCCCCTCAACAACGAGCACACCTTCCCATGGCGTGCCCTTCATTTCAGGCAGTGAATTTCCTGTTGAATCAATTTCATACGTTAGAGGTTTTTTGTTCTTCTTACGTGCGAAATCATCCACAGCTTCTGTACTTGATGTTCCCGACGGTTTCCAGTCAGGATTAATCATCTTCATATGAGCTTCGAGATGAGCTCTAGCCGCCGATTCATTCTTAAGATCGACATTAGCGTTTCGAGCACCGGCGAGTGCACCCAATGCTGAACGGACAGCGGCGGCATTCGGGGGCTCACCCGGAGATTTGTGATGCGGCAGTGCCCAATGTTGACGTTGCTCAGGAGTGCCCTCATTCGTCTCAAACGCGATAGCTCGATAGCATGCCTCACTACCGCACGCGGTCATGGCGTCGTTCGCGTTCCAAGGAGTCTCGTCTATATTTCCAGCGAAACTATCGTGATTATGTTCATAACCATTTTGATGAAGATGGTCATGCTCATCTGATAGATTTTGAGCGTTCATTGAATTTCCTTCGCTGGCATAGAGAGCAGATTGTTGCGCCTCAGCCTCAGTCCTGGTCGCGTGACATCCCATTTTCTTCGTTGTACCTTGTTTGAATACACCGTATGGTTTACTAGGCGGGCAGTCACCGCCTTTGCGAATTTCGTAAGGCATTAGCCCTGCCTTTCATATGGTGTGTATGTTCTCACACAAGATTATATGCACTATCACAACGGCACTGGACGATTTCCTCCGCTGGCCCATTGGGATCACCGGGATATTTCAGTGGATATCCTCCCACAATGAACGGCTGCGTAATAGGTTGAACTTGTCCGCTGGCGAGAGCATGTGTTTCTCGTGTTCTCTTATCGTGCGTCGCCAACCATTCATGCGTTCCTGAAAGTCCAAGGGTGAATATTTCATCGTATGCACCACCACGCGCCGCTGTAAGTACTTCTGTGCGAGCGATAACTTTCGCACGACCTTCTGAAATTCCATGTACACCAGTGATCCTGTCACTGAGTTGTTCAATGGATTCGCCTTGCTGCGTACCCTCAATAAGCTGATTCCGTGCTTCATCCCACACGGTGTCACTTACACGAGTGAGACGGTTTATCGCAGATGCGAAATATTGCTCAGCAAGAATCGGAGACACAAGAAAACTGGTAGACACATTAGATTCTGTATCTAGCTGATCTTCAGCAGACGCAGCGGTTAATCCTTTTGTAGCTTGATTATAAAGATGTCTCGCACCCTCACGATATGTATCGACAATAAGAGGCATGAGCACATCATTAATTTGTTGTCGCCAGATAGATGTCAGCATTGACAAATCGTCTGCCCCAAGCTGACTCATCTTCTGCAAATGTCCGAGCACTTCCTGTAGTGCTTGCCGGAGCACATGGTCAGTCTTCTGCTCGACAGATGCGACATGAGCATCTATCCGATGTTTTGGCAGTGGGTTGATCCTCATGTCACATGTCGCTCTCTAGCGACATCACCAATCAACCCACGTGAGCCGTTTACCGGAATATTTAGTACCAGGGGATCTCTAGGTTCTATATGCCAGAGATCGACACAAAGAAACTCTTCTCCTCCATGCTGTGCCTGAATCGTCTTAGGTGCCCCATTTGAGAAACATGTCGGACATATTCGGGCCTGTGTACGCGACGGTGCGGGACTTTCTCTCGTGTCTGGTGGTTCTTTGTCCAGAGACGGAGTTGATATTGTCTCCGGCGATCCTGAAGTGTTTCCCGAAGTCACAGGCTCGGAGTTAACCTCTCCAGACGCAGCAGGCGAAGCTGTCGAAACAGAGATTAGATCATCATCCCCGGTGAGCATCCCCAGAGCTGTTAGAGAATCAGCACTAGCTGACAAAGCGATTTTCTTTAGAGCAATCTGCTTAAACTCTTCCAAACTCGGCAAGTCTTCCGAGTCAAATCCGGACTCTCTGAGCAAAGACTCAGCTCTCATGTCCCCACGGTCGTAGGCTGCCTGAGCTTCACTCGCTTTGTCAGGTTGCTGCGTAAGCTCTGTCGCGTCATACCAAACGATGATCTTTCCGCCGTTAGGGCCCACCAGATCAACACCAACAGAGTCAGCCATAGGCTGTAACGCACCCTGGGTGATTCCGTGACAAATAATTTCTACGAGTGGAGAGATATGAATCTTGATCGCGTCTTCTGCTAGCTGCCACTGTCCCCAGTGGTTGACTTTGCCCATACCGGTAAGGACTTCCGCAGGCATGTTCAAACTCGTAGCGAGTCTTGTCAGCGCTGCCTGTCGATGTTCTTGAACTTTATCCTCTACTTGCGTAGCGAAATTCAAGTGTTTGATTTTGTCTATCCAATCACCAGGAACGCGCAAAGGTATCGGGATAGCCGCTGCCGCTGTTCCTGGTTGTTTAATAGCTTTTGATGCTGTGTCGACAAGTTTCGCTAAGAAAGGATCTGGCGCGTCTTTAAATCTTTCATCGACAGGAAGTATGATTTCGCTAGGAATCAATAACATTCCATTCATCGCTAGACGTGAGAGCAGAACAGCGATAATGTATCGATTCCAATAATCAACTTCCCGCATAATACCTAGGCTGGACATTACCGCTGATGATGCACGCCAAGAATATTCATCATCAGGCGACCAGATTCGGCAAACGAGATATTCTCCGCGTAGAGTCCGCCATTGTCCTTCGTATTCCATAACCCGATATGTAAGAGGGTTACGTCGAGCAATGTTCAATTCGCTAGATGAGTAGACATGCCAATCGAACTGTGAGGGGTCGCCCGTATTCCGTGGATCTTCACCGACGAGGTAGGACTCTCCGGGTACTGAAAGCTGAACTGCTAGCTTTTTAAGCATCGCAGTTTGTCCTCCCATACCGCCGGCTATCGACGATACAAGTTCTGCCGCTGGACCGTCTGTCAAAGGTGTGGGTTCATCTCCGCCAGCCTGGGTCTCCGCTGCGATAAGACGCACCCGAGAAACACACCCAGCGAGCCATGACCCGATGGCGAATTGCACCTCACCTAGTGATCGATAGAACTGCCAAGCCTCTTTCTGGGGCTCACTAGGCTGTATGACCAGATGCTTGCTGAGCACATCATCGTCGACAAGTACCTGAGCAGATGATGTCAAAGCATTTGACGGTAGTGAAGGATTTATTCTTGTCCGTCGCTTGCGTGACATCACTTCTCCCAGGAGGAAAGAATTCCGGTCACACCAGAACTTGCGAGCCACAACAATATCGGTGCTGGAACATCACGCATGGTCAACATTTCAGTCCCAACAACAACCGCGCCCACCCATATTGATACGCACCACGAGCACGTCAGGTAGTAGGCGAGAAGCGGCATCTTGGTTAGCCCCTGTGCGATGTTGCTCAGGACTAATGCACGATCTTCTGGTTCAGCACCTCGTGCCCAAGCATTTTCCCCACGGAGGCATGCCCAGCGATATAGAGCTAGACGTGGCCGTTCAAATACTCGATCTATAACAAGAAGACGTGTCACACGGAAAACCGTGAGACACGTCAGGATAGTGATCGACCACATAAGGACACTGTACTCTGCCCTAGTGAAACTTCAGCTAGCTTCCGATCCGTCTAGGAGACTGTGAAGCATTTGCGATAGCTGCCAACAGATGAGCAGGAACCTTTACTTCGTCCGAAGTCACCTTCGCAGAAGATGGATAATCTATATTCTGCTTTTGCAAAGGTTTTGTTGGCGTTGAAACTTTAGCTACTGATTCAGATCCTTTAGGCTGTGTCATTTTGACCTCCTCGCACGAAACGGGACCGTCATAGTAAACAGGTCCCGCCCCTCTGTGCACAACTTAGCCCTTATAGGAAGCATCAGTTTAGAGGTCAAGTTTATCATACAAGCTTTAATATTCGCCAGGAATCAATCGGTCTGTGAGCACAAAATCTGTGAGATCCATTGATGACGCGATTACCTCAGTAGGAACATCATAGAAGGCCATAAGCAAAGCATCGGCTGAATCTGGGGACCTTCCTAGAATACTGATAACCTCATCTTTCTTTTGTATCTTAATTCTTCCTTTAGAATCCATAATTTCATAGAGTGGAGTTGTTAACTCTTGCATAGTGTCGTCATCGACGTTTTCCAGGTCCCATGACTGGAGTCGTGAAAGTTCTCTCCCATACCACCACATCTCAGCACGACGATTAATAAATCTTGTTTCGTCACGAGCCTTTTCAGATGCATTAAACGCGATAATCTCTGCTGAATGCGTAGTTTCTCTGTATGCGGCCCCGGCAGAATTGTGCTTACTTGAAAGTTCACGTAGTCGACCGACAATTCCCCATCCAACACCAATTGTGTCAACTTTGACTTTTGATAACCCCCATTCGTTGATCTTTTCTACTAATGCTCCGATGGACTTCATAGGGTCAGAGTCAACAAAGACAAATTCTCGTCCAGCTCGCATGCCACGTCGTTCTCTGAGAATCGTCCGGTCGCCCCCCGCACCGATGTCTATCCCACCCTCCCTAGGAAGCCCGTCAGGAAGCTGAACATTACGGCAAGCCTCTGCGTTAACGATGGGGATGCAAATGAATGGAGACTGTCCCCGTGGGAATCTTCCCCGGCATTTTGATGTGAACAGCGCTGAATCCTCTCCCCACTTCCGTCTGCGTTCATCGACCCATCTTGGATGTACCAACATTTCTTTGAGATATTGACTTACAGGTTCTCCGGTAAAGTTCGGCGTATCTTCATATCCAATGAAAATTGTGTGCCAGTCAGAGTCTTTCAAACAGTTGTCAGCGAATCTTGAGTGTTCATCGTCAGGATTTCCTATCGCGAGCATCTTTCCATTCAAGTTGGAAACAAGCGATGATGCGGCATCCCACAATTCCGCCGGCATCCCACAGGCTTCGTCGAGAACCACAAGCATGTAGCGGCTGTGAATGCCTTGAAAAGCTGTTGGGTCGTGGTCAGATGGTTTACGTCCGAATGCGGTCATATAGTTCCCGAGATACCATTCACTCAAATTTGTTCTTCCGCGTAAATTCAATTTTGAATGCAATTTGTTAATTTCAGTCCAGAGAATCGTTTTCACTTGCTTGTCTGTGGGAGCACTCGTAACAACTCGGGCTTCACCATCAGGATGTGCGTCAACCCACCAGGCAGTTACGAGCGCCGCGCTGTAGGACTTTCCCACACCGTGACATGACGCGACACCCACCTGTGAGTGGTCCCGGACGGCCTCAAGAATCTTCTTCTGCCCACTCCACAGTTCAATGCCGTGCTGAGTGGCCCAGTAGACCGGATCTTCTTTGAACCGATTTGACTGTCTAATCTGTTTCCGATATTCAATAGCTGAAAGAACACGTTGTACACGCCATTCACTGGCTATAACAGGTTTAGCTCGATAAAGATCGTAAGGATCTTCACCGAGCGGAATCATTTGCGTCATCTATCGATCAAACTTTTCTGTGTGATGAAGCCCCTGATGAAATATCACCAGGGGCTTCGATTATTCTACAGTCTTCCTCCGCAGATCGGTCCGATGCCTTCCTCGATTGAAACTTCATCTGTCAGTGTCCGAGAGCATACGCAGCACACACCATAAATCGCACCGAACTCTTTAGCTTGTTCTAGCGTCATTCTCCACTCAGGATTGAGCTTGCGAACCGATCCAGACTCATAAACAAACTCTGACATTGGTTTCCCGTCGACCTGTGAGACATGCAATCGCTTAGCGTAGAGATTTCCGCTTCCATTCACCGCACGTTGAACCTTGAAAATCACTCCGTCTGGTGTTCGGTACATTCCAGCCTCAAGTTCTGCGCGGGCAGCATTTGGCATCGATTTCAGCTCTGAGATCAGATCACTCGCTTCGCGTGGGGTTATCTCGCTCAACGGTTTCTTAGAAGAAAGATCAACGTTCTTCTGCTTGGCGAGTGATGTGATAAATGCGATCTGCTTTTCAGTAGCCTTAGGCTCTTTCCTAACCGAAATAGGCAGCTCTGGGCATCCAAGTAGACGTTCAATGAGATCACGGGCGCCCCGAAGACTCATATGCTCGATATCCTCGGAACCAGGAAGCCGAACAAGTTTCGATGTGTCCCGTTCAGCTAGCAGTCTTTTGATGAAAGCAACCTGCTTAGGTGAAACTTCGCGAACAACCCCACGGCCACAAGCTTGTCCAGGCTTGGCGTACCTAGTCCGAACCGAAGTATCAAAGTGCCCCTGCTCGCCTGGACCACGCTCAGCAGGTCCCCATGTGATACCAGCGGCAGCGGCTAGTTCATCAAGTTCGGCCATGATTTCCGAAAGATTCACGGACTCTGCTTCGTCAGCATGATGAGTGTTTGTTCTGCTCTGCCTAGGACGCATCTTAATCACTCCTTCGTTCTGTGCAGTAAATGTAGCATGTTGAATCCTGATGGGCAAACAGCAAAGCAAAGATTCATACATAAATTATGTATGTACATTAAACATCTCTACATAAATTTACCTGCCTAGTCAATAGACTAGACAGGCAAAATTTTATATTCAATTATTTTCTATACAAAATCAATCTTGCTCTTTGATTCTCATCAAAATCTTTTCGATATCACAAGGCTGAACCAATACGTTGCGAGTTTTCGATCCTACGGCTGTGTCGACTACGCCATAAAGCTCCATGAGATCCATAAGCCTACCGGCTTTTGTAAATCCGACTTTCAGTTTTCGCTGAATCATGGACGTTGAACCAATTTGACTGTTCACGACAAGCTCTACTGCTTGAATCAGCAACTCTAGTTCATCTTGCTCAGGATCAATATCAGTAGACTTAACAGGAAGTTCCATAGTCGGCATGTTGAAACTTACATGTTGCGCATCAGAAGTCAAACCTTTACAAGTTGACACAATCCGATCAACATCTTCATCGGTAACCTGTGCACCTTGAAATCTGACAGGCTTAGCAGAACCCACTGGGTGAAATAACCCGTCCCCACTGCCTGTCAATTTCTCAGCCCCTGGCTGATCGAGAATAACTCTAGAGTCAGTCATAGAACTTGTAGAAAACGCCAGCCTCGACGGAACATTAGCTTTGATTCTGCCGGTCACAACATCCACCGAGGGCCGTTGTGTCGCCAGGATCAGATGAATACCAGCAGCACGTGCGAGTTGAGCGATACGAATAATCGACTCTTCTACATCATGTGCAGCTACCATCATCAGATCTGCTAGTTCATCAATAACAACTAGCAGGTATGGGTACTGTTGAAACTGTTCATCAGTGACAACACCATTACGCAACTTTTTGTTATATTCATCAATATTTTTTGCTCCAACTTTTGCTAGATCATCGTAACGAACGTTCATCTCGTGCACTACCCAACCCAGTGCTTCAGAAGCACGCTGGGGATCTGTCACGATCGACGCGACCAAGTGCGGCACCTTCGCATAGCTGACCAGCTCTACACGTTTCGGGTCGATCAGCAACATACGGACCTGATCTGGCGTAGCCCTGGAAAGTACTGAGCAGATGATCGCGTTCAAACAAACTGACTTTCCTGATCCGGTAGTCCCGGCGATAAGGATATGAGGCATCTTGGTCAAGTTAGCCAAGACATAATTACCCTCAATGTCCTTTCCTAGTCCGACAGTTAGCGGATGCGGATCACTTATAGCGGGGACAGAATTAATTACCTCATCCAGAGAAACGGTATCCCTAATCGCGTTAGGGATCTCAATTCCTACTACTGACTTCCCCGGTACAGGACTGAGGATATGCACCTCGGTGCATTTGACCGCGTAAGCGATGTTCTTGGTCAACTTAATTATTTGCTCTACCTTGACACCTCGTCCCAATTCAATCTCATACCTTGTCACCATTGGGCCGCGCATTTTCGCGACCACACTGGCTTTGACCTCGAACTGCTCGAACACTGAGCGCAGCTTCTGCGCCACGTCGTCATGAGTAATGTCGTCGACAACAGGTCCAGCGATAGGAAGCGGGGCTACTGACGCATTGATCTTGTCTAGGTACGGCCTGATCCTACCGACAATTAGTGACATTCCGATAGCTGTCCGTAGTTTTGACAAGATCGAGAACCACTCCCCTACTGAGCTTGTAGGTCTCCCTATCACAGCGTTGACATGCATGTTTGGGGCATCTTCGTCGGTGGGGGAGTGGTTCTCGATCATGAACCGAGAGGGGTTCTCGATCTTGCGTTTCTTCCACCAATCATGAGCCTTCACGCCCACATAGAACAATCCGAAAGCGATGACCAGAGCAAAGTTATGCGCCATCACGACACCCCAAACAATAGATTCGGAAGGATGGCTACATAACTGGTAAGCCCATCGATCACAGCACGAAGAATTGTCCCGACAATCCCCTGGGGAAGATCTGCCATCATCCCCAGGAGTGCGGCACACAGCCACAATTTCCAATTCATTCTGTATATAGCTGAGGTAGGAAATGTGAGCTGCGCAAACCGCCCTAGTCGCTTGTTCAGCTTGACGGGAAGCAGCGCCCCTACCGCGTATATGGCCAGGATTCCCACGGCCGCACTGAGGACTACAGACACGGTAGCGCCTGCGATGTACGCGCCCCCTGTGGTGTGCAAAAGAATCGCTATGCCTTGGCTGAGTGCACCGACAGTCCACTGATCCAATGGGCCTCCATTGAATCCTTCCCTAATCGCTGGCAGCGCTATAAGGAATGCGATTCGGTCTCTAATTGAATCAGGACCGATGGACAAATAGTCCACAACTAGGGCAAGCAGGATCAGAACCGCTACCCCAGTTGGTGACATCACATGATTCATAATTCATTCTCTTTCTTTGATCTAAATCTAATAACTCAGTAAATCGTCCAGTCGAAAGATTCTCCCTCAGTGTCGGTCACAAGCAGTCGATAACGAGAAATCTCCGCGTCTGCTCGATCTTGTAGGGCTAAATTTCTCAACATTGAGTTCAGTTCTTCTTTAGCAACTCTCAAACCATAATCCGTTGTAAAGTCCAAGATTACCATAAATCTGCGATTCGTAAATATTTCACTATCTGGAGCGAAAACTCTTACATTAAATACACGGAGTTTTCCTGACATGTCAATCACTTCCTATTTACGTTTAGTTCAGCGATCAATCGATTTCTATATGAGAGTCCAGTCGATGGTGAAACTCCTAGACACTTGGCAATCTTGCGTGCACCTGGGGTTTCTTCTGCCCAGTCTGGCCACTCGATCTTTATCCTCTGGACATTGGCGTCAACATCATTACTGACTGTTCGAGTGTTCGGCTGGGTGTTCGGCTGGGTGTTCGACCGAACAGTCTCAGGGTGTTCGGGTGTTCGGGTGTTCGGGTCAGGGTGTTCGGGCAAACGTTCGGTAGAAAGATCAAGTGTTCGGGTGTTCGCTTTAACGTTCGCTTGGGTGTTCGGGTGTTCGGGTAGGTGTTCGGGTGTTCGGGTCAGGGTGTTCGGTAGAAAGATCAAGTGTTCGGGTGTTCGGGTCAGGGTGTTCGGGTGTTCGGGCAAGTGTTCGCCTGAATGTTCGTTTAGGTGTTCGGGTGTTCGGGTGTTCGACTGTTCGGGTGTTCGGTGTTCGGCCTCAAGTGTTCGGGTGTTCGGGTAGGTGTTCGGGTAGGTGTTCGGCTCAGGGTGTTCGGGTGTTCGGTTACGCATCTGGTGGTGTTCGGTTTCAATACGTAGTGAACGAAGAACTCGCAAGCCCAGTCTTCCCGTATTCGGACGAAGCTCCCTATAACGCTCAATTGCTACAGCAGGTCTAGTGATCCCTTCTAGATGACCTACGCGCCAAGCACAGAACGTCTCCCCTAGAGCCCCTACCAGTGGTACCCATCGTTTCCATCCGTACGCCGATGCAGGTGCGTATGTAAGCCGTTTACCCTCGTTGACCTGCTTGTCCAGCCTCGAACGTTTCAAGATCAGATGCAATATCGCGGGTCCGGCGATAGATAGAAATGGGAAGAACCACTTGATATCCCTGCCAGCACTCGGCTGCGTCCCGTGTCGGTAGCCGGCGTAAGCGGATGCCGCTGCGAAAGCCCATACGAGCAGGGCAAACGCTCCCGCTTTACGCCCACGCTCGGCTTGAATCAGGGTCTCCAGAACACAAACTAAGGCCGTCAGATCAAGCCCAGCGAACACCAACCATGCCCATGTATAGGACAGATTCAGTCCGTTAGGGCTTTGTGCCCATTCAACGATGTTTTGTGCGTTTACCGCTGGAGGAAGGGCGACTACTCCGGTGAGCATCAGTGTTCGGGCTCGACGGAGCCACCGAACACGAGACTCACTAGAAGTGTTCGGCTGGGTGTTCGGTGCTCGGTGTTCGGGTGTTCGGGTGTTCGGGTCAGGGTGTTCGGCTGAACAGGTAAGTGTTCGGGCAAGTGTTCGGGTGTTCGGGTCAGGGTGTTCGGGTGTTCGGGTAGGTGTTCGGGTGTTCGGGTCAGGGTGTTCGGGTGTTCGGTTGGCCGAACACCTTCCTGTTCGGGTGTTCGGGTGTTCGGCGTTCGGGTGTTCGCCTGAATGTTCGTTTAGGTGTTCGGCTAGGTGTTCGGATACCCGAGCAAGTGTTCGGGTGTTCGGCTTCCCGTTCGGAGAAGTGTTCGGACCGAACACCCAGGGGGTCTGAAAGTGTTCGGCCGAACGCTCGGCGTTCGGCTTAGTGTTCGGCTGGGTGTTCGGGTGTTCGGTCATAGCAGCCATCATCACACGAGTAGTTCAAATATTCCACATAATTCAAGTAGTACGAGAATGACGAAAATTACCAAGCAAGCATGATCGGCATACTTGGCTCTCTAGGACTGTTCGTGCCATCATTCTGGAAAAGGCATAAGAGACGAGAGTAAATCAATGTGTGAATGGATAGGCAGTTCAGACGCGGCCAAGCTCCTACAGGTCGCTAGAAACACTGTGTACTTGTCACTGAAAGATGAATCACGGCGACAGAACACATGGGGAGATGAAGGAGAAGGATGGAGATACAAACCTTTGTCTGACAGAAAAATATTTCAGCTTAACAAAAAACTAGTTGAACAATTGTCAGGCAAAAAATTAGAGCCATCCTGATAAACAGGACGGCTCTAACTTAATTAGATGATCTACATGTCAAAGATGTTCTCGAAATCTTCGTTCTCCCAATCACGTTCATCAGGTCCATAAGAGTTATGACGTTGCCAATTAGCGTAGTTCAAACTGTCTCGATATTTAGCCGCATCTTCGTACGAATTCCATTCAGTGAATTCATATGACTCGATCTTTTCATCGACGTATGACATCCAATCGTCAATGTCACAAACACGATACTTGTCTGAATGATTTGATCCGGTGTCAGGACGTTGAACTACGTACGTCACTTTGTACTCCTTCGTTCGATCAGATCATCAGTACGATGACATGCAAGTTACAGTAGCAAGACTTTAACCACATGTCAACAGATCAAATAATTTATGTTAACTCTTTATTTGTGAGCCAAGTTCTCAATGCTTTAGACATCTTGGCGTTAACCCCACCGTGCCGCCGTGTCACCCAGGTTCGAGCTACCGCAGCCAGTTCTGCGTCAAACTCTTCAGGGCCAGGTATTGGTGTAGGGATGGGTTGAGACAAAGGCACAAATATGGTCACATCACCTTGTCGAGCGAGCAGTGTTCCATAGTCAGCGAACGTGAGGTAGAACCGACCGACCACACCCCAATCATCACCCCAGGAGTTGCTGAACCATACACGTTCATTTTCAGCATCTATCTCATCTGCGACAATTTCATGCCCCCCGACTAGCGAACCCTTGGGATGAACTCTGCCATCTGCGTCAGGATGAAACATCGCATCATACCAGTCAACGCCAGTAATGAACGGGATTTTCGTCAAAGCTAGAAGTGCGTCGTCCAGACTGAACGTATGTTGGTATCCGGAAATCTTTCCAGCCTGCTTGAGAACTTTAGCGATTGTCAGTCCATCTGATCCTGTGTCATCCGGAAGATACTGCCCAGGGTAGTCATCTGCGCGTGTCGCATCCGAATACAACTGAACCGCGCCAGCCTCATCAAACGTATAGATTTCTTTGATTTGCGCAGAATACTGAAACTGTCGATAAGCTGTACTCGCTACATCTTGATAGAAAGGTTCTGTAGCTAAACATCCGATACCAGCATTTCCTGTACAAGAACCTATATTGCCTTGATCGAAAATTGGCACTCGGCGCTTATGCTTAACAGATTTCAGTGCTAGACCTGAGGTGTCAAACTTATACGCGAATGACCTGCTGTCATGATGTATATGTCTACCAAGTCTAGGATCTGTCGCAAGAATCTTTTCTTTGAAGATTTGAATCATCTTAATTCATCGTTCCCAATTCTGATGCAGCTCATTGAGAGCTGAGACTTGAGCATTTCTTCTACTTCTATACATACCTACGTAGAACCATATAGGAAAATGAATATTACCACTTAATATGTCATAAATATTGACATAAGAAACCCAAGAAAATAATCCTTTACGTTCAACACGGTACCTAGGACTTACTGACATAACTATCATGCCGCCCCGTTCATCGGTGGAAAAGGCACCATTATCCGCAACCTGTCTAACGTAATCTGCGGGTCATGTATAGCGACAGTCAGCTTATGTAGGCGTACTGAAAGTTCTTCTACCTGCAAATTGATGGTACGCAGCTCACGTCTAGTCGCTGAGACTTCCCGTCGAGCATCATCAGCTTCCCGTCGAGCATCGATAACCGCCCGCTGGGCATCAGCAACCTGCTCTTGCATCTGATCGATCATCCTGATCGACGCATCCGAAATGCGAACAGCATTGTCGACCGGGGCTGCTCGACGATGGGTCAAATACTGGCCCACCCATGAGATACCTCCACCACCCAGGGTTGCTGCAATGATCGGGACAACAAAACTTATCAAGTTATTCATAATGCGTTCTTATCTGTTTTAAATTTTGACGGATCTGCAAAGCTCTCCACAAATTAGCCAACAGCCATGCGGCAGAAGTTCCAGCGGCAAGAAAAGCCCTAGAACCACCTATCGTCAAAGAAAACACCGCTGGAATCAGTAGAGACCCTGCACCTATAAGCATCGATGAACCCTCAATAGTCAGGGATAACTCAATATTTTGTTTGTATAAACATCCAAACAAACCGAAACACCCTGATACCAATAATCCAATAGACCATATAATTATTTGCCATTTAGGCATTAAAGCCGTAATACTTCCCGGAGGAGGAGTTCCAAATAGATATGATGCTCCGGTAATTACAGACAAACCTAATAACAAAAGTTCGTGCGGCCGATTGTAATCATTGACAATCATTAGACGCGAATGATTCACGACTGCAAACGTGAAACAATCTTGCTGACCACGCTTTCAGCGATAACACTTGAGAACTCTGTGTTAGCTGCCAATAAATTAGCAATAGCCGGAGAAATCAATTCACTAACTTTTTGCACAATCAAAGCGAGTTGCACGTCTGATAGTTCAGCTACCCCAGGGTTGGGCCAAGCCAGAACACGGCTGACTGCCTGCATGAGCAGATCAAAACGACTACCCGCCAGCGGAGGATTCTTTGAATTCTGCGTGGCAGCGAGATACCACTGATCTCTCAAGTTGCTCTGATCGGCGAGCACATCCCCAACGGAGTTTCCACGGCTACCGTACCCAGTGACGGCATCTGTCTGTTCCATATCATGTCCTCCAATCATATTTCGCAGACCATTTATTGATCCGCGGAAAGCATTAGCATCACAGGTTGTGAGTCCTGCGATTGTGGCTGAACTTGTGTATTGCAGAATCGTAGGTGTCTTCCCGGCGTACGGAGACCACCCACCGAACCATGACCCGTGCGATGGAAACCAGAGATCTCCCGGGTACATAGATTTAAACTGCCCTGGGGAACGTGGAACATAGTCAGCGTTCCATAATGGACCATCCCAATCGACAACGCTGCTTCCATACTGGCTGTGTGAAGCGTATAAGAACGTTGTCCAACCGAGCGCATCACGTATTCTGTTGGCGCAGTCTATTCCTTTAGAAGCTGACACATTGTCGTAGGACCATCGTTCTAAGTCGACAACGACAAACCTGCCCGGCCAACCTTTCAACCACGGTTCACCAGAATTGATCTGTTTAATCCAATAAGTGATCTGATCTGCCGTGTCTAAAGTCCGTGGGATGAAATATGCGCCAATAAATTCAATTCCAGCATCTCTCGCCGCTGATAGCGCAGTGTCGTCGTTAAATCCTTCTGTGTCTTGCAACCCCTCTGCGACTTTATGTACGAAGAAATCTATGCCCTCACTCTTAGCCCTGGACAAGATTGTCTTAGAAAGTAATCCATCGTAGTGGCTACAGTCCCACCCGAACACAGTCATGACTCACGTCCAGAGACGCCAGAAGAAATGGCCTGTGAGCCATATCGCGAATACACTCCACAGTCCGAAGAAGATGAAATGCGCAGAGGTCCATGTGTTAGGAGCGAGACCAGTATGTACGTCAAGTTCATGCCACACCCAGTAGGACTGGGTGTTCTTAACGTTGGTCACAAGCGCATATACCTCTGGAACCAGCAGGCTCAACAGTGCGATCACGACCCATGTTGGCCAGTACCACGAACCCCAGGTTGCTCCGATGTAATCGTTAGGTACTGGGGTTGGTTCAGCGAAAATCTTAATCATGTGGACTTCCTTGTACATGTACTCGATATACGACAACTCGGCAGTCAGGAGTCCTGACCACCGAGTGCCGTAAACCTCAATTCATATATCCATGATGTCTATTTTCACTGTTTATGACAAGGGATTGCTTTCTACTTCGTGCCGCATTTGCACCCAGCCGTGTATATTTCCTCCGAAAATTTTATCTGCCTTGGAGAAACTTTCAGCCATCCGTGGGCGACACACGTGCTCTAGTGGGGACCAATGCGGAGGTACAGCACTCACTAATCTCTCGTACAACTTCAAATCTTCTTGCACATCTCTTCTGCTGTCATGCGTCAAATATGAAACTCTAGCGCATCTAGCGACTGAGATTCTGCGGAGCATCTTAACGCATTCGCCAACACCGTCGCACAATGCGTTGAGGTCATTGAGGTCCCGTTCTTCATCAATAAAAGGCATATGCCAATCGTCGTAAGCTACTTCCTTCGGAACGCTTAGGTTGCGTCGACTACGCATAGCCTCCGCTGTCGCCCTGATTTCAGGTTGCGCTAGTGGCGAGCATCGTTGGGAGAAGAAGTTCTCATACGCCGCTGTATCTCCGGTCACGATGACTGTGTGCCAGAGAAAAGGTTCAAGAAGTCGATTGATAACCGACTTGTGTACTCCTAGATGGAAAAGCTGGTCAGCGGCACATACGGCTGAATTTCGTACTTCTGCCCAAATCACATAAGCATTGTCGACATCGATACTAGAAAGAGAATCTCCACCTTGCATACCTTTAATTTCTTTCGGCCATTCCAGTGGATACGCGGGATCTTCTACCACGCGAGCAATCATCTTGCGCGTAGGGATAGCTCGACTGCTCGCTGAGTTTCGAGAAAATGATCTATGAGTATTGAACTCTGCCAAGACGAACCGATGCATGACCACCTCCATTGTGGTCACACGGGCTCCCGTTGGGCTCACAGAGTCGCACAGAACCTTTGCACTGGACTTTGTCGTCATCAATCATCAATCTTTCTCGTTCGATCTGAGCATAGAACTGCCCCACCAAGATGATTTGATAAATCTGCTTGGTGGGGCATTGTCCTCTCCTACATCAAACTATAGTCGATAGTTCCAATATAGCAATAATTCCAATTATAAACAGAACTAGAACAATAGCAGTTTCTCTGAATCTCAATCTTATTCCGTTCAACTTAGAGAATAAACATAATGATAACTGAAATCAACAAACCAATTCCAATACCAGTAAAAATTCCGCTTACACAGACAGTATTCACACGCTGAAACGTTGAAAGTTGTCTGTGCTGCCCACTCATGTACCGAGCCCTACAATAATGCCAGCGATACCAGAGATAATGATTGTAGAAATAATGACCATAATTACTGCCCATGCAGGGCTATTTCCATTCATTCTATCCTCCGAAAACACTTGAATTAGCTGTGAAAACTCCTGCAGAGATAAGCACAGCTAGCATAACAACTACCGCTAACCACTTAGGAAGAGACTTCCATAACGCAACGATTGCGATAGCGATGAACACACAGGCTCCGATAACTCCCCAGTCGATGTGACTAAAGAAGCTTGTCCCGGTTGGGACAGTCACTGAAGTCGGGGGTACTCCTGGCTCCGGGGCTCTGAGAAAGAAATCGATCACGTCGATCATCTTCATCAGATGTTGATCGAGTTAAGTAGATGAGCCAAGCCATAGCCGACAACTACAGCCACGACACTACCCACAAGCCAAACAAATGCGTTCTTCATTATTCTGTCCTCTCATTCTCTTTCTACCTACCGCCTGTGACGCCATTGTCTACAGGTGAGCTTTGCGAAAATCAGTCCAAGCACTAACCCAGCGCCAGCGAACATGTATGACTGAAATTCTTGTCCAGGGACAGGGTTAGCGATGAAGCTTCCCGATACAATCCACGAACCTATCCACGCTATGAAGCTAAGAAAATACATCAGCTCAGTCATTGATTGTTCGACGTTCAAATCGTCTAGTCTGTTGCCGTCGATGAAGAATAATACGTCTTTCTAGATCAGACCGGCTTGCTTGAGAAACGTCACTTTTCGGATAGATACCCAGTCGTAGACATTCACGAATGAGTTGTTCACGCGACATCAGCATGACATCAAAATCATTCATTATTCCTTCACATTCTCATTCTCTGTCCTAGTTGATTCTCTGACCAATTATACTATACATCGTCGTTTAAAGCCACTTATTTTACACAATCTATGACTTGTCAGCTCTTTCATCGTTCTGGCCTCATCAGTGTGAGCATCACTCACTTGAATAGTGGAATCAGAAGCAACGCGCGAAACCGGCGGCCTAGGTGTATTTTGTGGCAGCCGTTATCCGCCTTAGCCCAAGACAGTCGACAAGGGTACGCTCACCATTCTTCTGATTCCACTACCAAGATTATCCTGATCTCATCAGTGCCCGCCTAACGGGCAGACGGCGCTTTCACGCCGTTTCGATCTTTAATGCGCGTACTTGTTAGCCTTTTCGCACGCCTTAAGCGCTTCTAGATAGGTACTGTACGTTGTGAAGGCATAACCGCGACTAGCGTCATTGACATATCGTAACCAGCAGTCAAACTCAGTGACTCGATACTTATCACTAGGATTACTTTCACTGTGCGGATACTGAATTACGAAAGACATAATTCTTCCTTCTTCCTTCCTAAGTTCTCACTTGATCTAGCACTTTCATAGGATTTCAGGTTTTCCTATAAATCTGTCATTGAGATTTATAGGACAGATGTTCTAACGCATCAATCTAGAATTGTGTCTCCTGATATACACACATTGTCTGACACCCGTGCACTGCCGGACACCTGCGCACGATCGGACACCCGCGCACGACCAAACACCTGAGCATCTCCGGACACCCGCGCATCTCCGGACACCCGCGCATCACCGAACACCAGCGCATGTCCGGACACCTGCGCATGACCGGACAACCGCGCATCACCAAACACCCGCGCATCTCCAAAAATCCAGCACAAACCGTCGTGGCTGAGGTTGTGCTCGCCGTCGACAAACCCGCCAACGTCACCAGCCTTCACATCACCGAAATCCCGAAGAGCTACTACACGGCCGTCTTTGATCTCGTATTTCGGAGTTGTCGTCATTCGTCGACTCCTTCATCGTTCTGGCCTCATCAGTGTGAGCATCACTCACAGATACGCCAACCAATGTGGTCGACGTATTTCGACCTGTCACTCTACGATCGTGTCTCCTGATATACACACATTGTCGGACACCCGCGCACCACCGAGCACCTGCGCACGGCCGAACACCAGTGCATCCCCGGACACCTGCGCATGGCCGGACACCCGCGCAGCGCCGGACACCTGCGCATCGCCAAACACCTGCGCACGGCCGAACACCAGTGCATCCCCGGACACCTGCGCATCTCCGGACACCCGCGCACGGCCGAACACCAGTGCATCCCCGGACACCTGCGCATGGCCGGACACCCGCGCATCGCCGGACACCTGCGCATTGTCGGACACCTGCGCATTGTCGGACACCTGCGCATTGTCAGACAATAGTGCATCTCCGGACACCTGCGCATGACCAAACACCCGCGCACGGCCGGACACCCGCGCATTGCCGGACACCTGCGCATCCCCGGACACCTGCGCACGGCCGGACACCCGCGCATCGCCGGACACCCGCGCACGATCGGCCACCAGTGCATCGCCAAACACCTGCGCACGGCCGAACACCAGTGCATCCCCGGACACCTGCGCACGGCCGGCCACCAGTGCATCCCCGGACACCTGCGCACGGCCGAACACCAGCGCATCTCCGGACACCCGCGCACGATCGGCCACCAGTGCATCCCCGGACACCTGCGCACGGCCGAACACCAGTGCATCCCCGGACACCTGCGCACGGCCGGCCACCAGTGCATCGTTGTAAATCCAGCACAAACCGTCGTGGCTGAGGTTGTGCTCGCCGTCGACAAACCCGCCAACGTCACCAGCCTTCACATCACCGAAATCCCGAAGAGCTACTACACGGCCGTCTTTGATCTCGTACTTCGGAGTCATCATTATGCGTTCCTTTCTCGTTCTTCGTTCCTGAATAAGAGTCTACATCGACACAACTGCGCTGTCAACTCGACTTAATCCTTTATTCGGTGCGGGCAGCTCTCTTGGTTCACCGAATATTGGAGCACCACAATCAGCCTAACCTAGCCTGTCGACAGCGCTCGGCCCCTTGTCCTCACATAGGCCGGACCATTCTATTCCATCAGCGTGGCTCTCAGAGCGTTTTGCCTGGTCAGAGAGCAGTTCATTGGCTGTGTCATCCGTTCTTATGTCCTGATATGAACCAAGAACCCCCGACTCCAATGAGTCGGGGGTTCTTGCGCTAAGACTTCACTGTACGATCATGTTCTCCGATATCAATTGATCTCCAGATACATGCACAGACCCTAATACCTTCGCGTGACCTTCTACACGCACATTTCCTGACACTCGCGCATCGCCAAACACATGCGCATGCCCCGCTACCTGTGCATGACCGGATACCTGCGAATTTTCTGCCACACGCGCATCGTCTGTCACATGTGCAGATTCTGATACCCGCGCACTATCTGTCACATGAGCATGGTCAGACACACGAGCATTACCATACGTCCGTGCATAACCAGACACCTGAGCGCTGCCTGATATATACGCATTATCTGCTACGCGCGCCTGGTCAGATATCCAAGCAGAATCTGTTACATATGCCTCATACGTAACCTCGACATCATCTGTCACCCGCGCATGCCCAGATATCCGCGCATGGTCTACTACCGTCGCACCATCGCTTATCCATGCATGACCAGATACCCGTGCATACGATGCCACACATGCGAAGTCTGACACCTGTGCATCATCACACAATAGTGCTTTCCCTAGTACCTGCGCATCGTTGAAAATCCAGCACAAACCGTCGTGGCTGAGGTTGTGCTCGCCGTCGACAAACCCGCCAACGTCACCAGCCTTCACATCACCGAAATCCCGAAGAGCTACTACACGGCCGTCTTTGATCTCGTACTTCGGAGTCGTCATTTCATCTCTCTTTTATTTATGAACTCATCAGTGTGAGCAACACTCACAGATACGTCATCAAACTTGATATTAGATATATCGATTCATCCATCAAACATCTGTCGCTTAGCTTTAAATTTCCACATCGCTATAGCAGCCAGTGCCCACATAAAGTGATCTTCTCCGATATCACCTAGAACATCACTTGAGAATAGATCATCCATATCATTCGTACTGTGCTCTGAAGGAAGCCATGCGAGTCGAGTTCCATCATTAAAATGAATGAAGCCATATGGATGATCGATAGTCCCTTGGTTCTCAATTCCAGTTACTTGAAGCTGTTCATTCATCTTAATGTCTCCTTCATTCATTCTCTCTTACTAAGAGAACTATACATCAGGCTCGGACAATAATGCAAGAGTTTTGAAAATTTTGTCTAACTGATTTTTCGACGGTCTAAATTCAATCCATCTATCATCTTTAGCCGTAACAAGCAGCACCAACACACCCTCAGAATGAACTAGCACACGAAGGTCCGTACCGAACTCATCTGTCCACTGGGCATACTTGTATTTTCCGTCTTTAACTGACTCAGTCGTGTAAATTTCGTCCATAATTGCTATCCTCTAGTCTTCCTCACATCGACGACAGAACCCTCAATAGCTCGATTCTCGGTGGCTGTCGCTTCCAAGCTCAACAGAACGTCCCGCAGTAAGTCATCGACACGAGATTCTTGATCCTGGGTGAGTCCCAGGCCGTTCGCGACAGCGGTGACGATTCGGGCGATAGTCTCCCCTTGTAGTGCGAACTGGTTCACCAGTTGTTGTGCGACTCCTGCGTCGATCGCCATTTTCGACACCCTAGCTAGATGCTGGCGTTCTTTCATACGCATATCGACCCATCGGGCATAGCCTGGGCCATTCTCATCATCTTGTGTGCGTAGTAGAGCTTCATCATCAGGAGCTTCCGAAACTTTACGATCTAACCATGCGACGCCTCCGGCAGTTCTTCTAACTTCACCGAGAAGTGCTTCCCACGGGGTGACATTTAAGGCTTGCGCAATTTCATGCGCCATGATCCAAGCTCCCTTACAGTTTTCTCTCCTACTATTCCCGCCATGCTGTATGCACATTCCTACACCTAGGTGCGCGGTATCCAGTCCAGCGTATTTCTGGCATTTTCCTAGGCCATTTCTTAGGGGTGCGCCGCATTTCCCTCCGTAAAGGGAAATGCCCATTCGGCGCGCGAAAGAAAGCTCTGTCTCAGCTTCTTGTTTCCATTTCAGATGTCTTTTCATACGCGCGTGATTTTACTTATTTTGACGTTTGTCGACAACATTTGTCACTCTTTAGTTCGTCAATTTAATGGAGTTCATTCAGCTTGGTCCGATGGTTAACGTCCTCCCGATTTCAAGAGGCTGTCGATTCGCTTCGCCAGGATGGCTGTCTGGACAGCCGACCCGTACTCAGATGTAGCGATGGCCTGAGCTACCTGCGCGTAGCCCTGAGACAGTCCTACGAGGGCCGGGAGGGTGTCTGTGTCCCCGAGTTCCAGTGCGTACTCCGCATCTCGTAGCAGCTTCACAGCCTGTTCTAGAGCTTCGTCGAACGAGAGCATGTTTTCTCCTTAAGAGTCATTCGTAGTTCTTTCTAGATCTGAAACTTACCTTCCTGGTGAAGTTCTGTCAACTTTCCAAGAGATTAACTGGCGAAGTTTTCAGATTTTCTCATGTCCAAACTGTCAATGAAAATTCTTCCCTCACCCAGTGGGTACCGTCCGCAGGTGGTCTAGGCAAAAGTCAGCTTCCTAGGGCGATCACTTAAATACATATATGGTCCGTTTCGCCAGTTCGCTGCCCCGGATTCCGAATGTTCTCTCGGAACACATACTCCGTCCCTTTTTGCTAGTCAGATCCGACAATATACGACTTTGAAATCGGGCGTTATCGCCCAGGGGAGGAAATCTTCGGAGTGTTAGCGGCGAAACGTCGCTTCCTAGGAAGGCTACTGTGAGCATCTGTAATTTCACAGTACGCAATCGTTAACGATCTTGGCCCCTCGAAAGGTGTTATCGCGTTACCGGTATCTGACCAGGGCGTTTATCTAGATCAATAACGGGTAACAGTATTCGCTCCGTTCCCCGGCTGTAGGAGTATGCGTTTTTGGCCGGCAGACAAAAACTGAATCGCTAGAGCCGTTAAGTGGGAAATCACTGTTAAGCTGTTAATGTGTTACTTGATCTTATATTCTTCCTGCTTAACAGACTATTTCGATGGTAACGAAATCAATAACACCGCCGGTAACACTTTTCTCCAGTTACGAATCAGTCACACACAGCAATGCAGAATCTCGCTAAATGGACATTCATAGACAAGAACACAAGTTTCCGGCAACAAAAGAGGCTGCCCTGTGATATAGGACAGCCTCTCAAGCTATGAAGATCTCACATGAAGATCGTTTTTTTTTTTGCTCCTCCTACGGAGCCCCTGGGACTACTCTCCGGCGTTCGGACTTCTGTACTTCGGGCTCTTCGGACCCTTAGGCACCGTTGAACCCCACCAGATGAGCCACTCAGGCGGAGAAACCGCTAAGGGTGGACCTGACCACCCGCGCTGCACAGTAGAGGCTCCAGCGGCCTCTGAGACGCCTTGAATGCCCTTACGCATGGGTTCCCGGATGAACCCGGCACGGCACCACTCTCCAGCGAGCGAGACCATGTTGGCGATGTGCTGCTCACGCACCCCCTGGGCTCGGCACCACCTGGAGTACAACTCGTGCAACAGGTTGTTCGGGTGCCAGACGTACTGATCCTGCCCGACGCCTTGAGCGAACGTCTCGCAGACGAACTGCGCGAAGGGGTTCTCCTCCTCGGCGTAGTCCTCCCCGGCCCGTTGTACGCGATCTGGGGCTGCCAGGCCGATGTCCTGGTAGGACTGGAAACCGTCGAGGCACCAGTTGAGGATTCCGGACCATTCAGCGCGAAGGACTGCCGGAAATTCCCGGTTTAGCATTGATTCCGGAATGGTTACGTCAAATGGGAGCAAGTCTAGCCTTCGCCAGAATCCGTGCGATGTGTCCTTTACGCGAGGTTTGTTATTTCCTGAGATGATGATTTTCGCTCGCATATCGAACTCGAAATAGTTCTGACGCATCAGACGCGCGGTTATCTTTGACGAACCTGTCAATTCTTTGAGTCGGGTGTCGTTGATTACTCCTTTCGGGGTTTCGTCGATAAACACCATGCGTGCTCCCGCCAGGTGGGCGACGATGGTCTCATGCTCGTTGGGCTCTCCCATGAGCAATTTGCTGCTTGACTTGATCGCATACGTTCCTAGTAACCCGAGAATTGTTTCGATAAGCGCGTTCTTTCCATTTGAACCATTTCCGAAAGCGAATAGGAATTTCTGCTCTGAAACCAGACCGGACAGCATGTACCCACACCAACGCTGCACATACGCTGCTAGAACAGGGTCAGGATTCCCCAGGGAATGACTTGTGACCAGTTCGATATGGCGCTCCCACGTGGGACATGTGGCGTCAGGATCGAACATGACAGCCGCTGACTGGGTATTCAAATCCTCAGGCATGGAGTCACGACGTTTGCGTGTTCTCAGATCCAATGTTCCATTAGGTACGACAAGAAGATAGGGATCTGAGTTAAGCGCTGTTGACGGTACTTTCATCCGTGGATCTGTCTGTGCCCCGCGAAGCATGGCTCCGCGAGATTCCATGGATGATGAAACCTGATACCAACGCCCCAGGGATTTAGCTCTATCGTCATCTTCGCCGTTGTTTCTGGCTGTTATCGCCCATTCTTTCTGTATATCACGTAGAACATGCTTGGTTTGTTCAAACGTGTCTTCTAGTCCGTCTATGATCCAAGCATTACCATCCCATAGATGCCAGCCTATGCCAGGGACATACAGAGCTTTCTTTGAGAACAGCTTTACGAAGCGTTCCGCATTGCCCGTCTGGGTAAGGTCCCGATCAAAGTCGGGAGGGGTTTTGAGTATTTTCCTCGGAGATATCTCGGCGATGATGTCGTTAACGTCGTTATGTATGTTTTGTGGATCATCCATAAGCTCATTAGATTCATCTGCATCAATGTTACTTATGACAGTAGTATTGTCTTTGATTTCAAGTTGTGAATAATCTTCCCGATTCGGAACAATCGAGACGCTAGACCCAAAACCAGGCCATTTATGTTCCATGTCGGAGAAATCATCAGGGGACACCTGAGCCCAGACTCGATCAATCTTGTAGAGAACGTCGTCCCACGGCATCTCATAGCGCGCCTGCGGAGGCTGGGCAACATTCAGCCATACATCCCATAACTGTTGTGTAAGTTCATCCCTGGATAAGACAGGATTATTTTGTTTACGTAAACGAAACAACAGATCGTTGACAAAATAGTCTCGAAATCCGTCAGGGCATCCGCCACGAAGAAATTCGTCAAAGTCATATCCAGGCGCGGCTACAGAGTTCGTTGAACCAACTCTTCCCACATGCCCGATTCGGCGGGTATCAACTAGCCAGTCAAGAAGTTCAGCCGGGGCTGTAGCGACAGGAGTTTCTTTGTTGAGCCAAACCCGTCTGCCATCTCCCCGCACAGCGCCGACATATCCGAACTCACATTTAACATCGATACCCTCGACGATTCGCCCTGATTTAATGATCGGAACTCCGTCAGGCAGACGGTAGAACCAATGTTGACCCCCGGAGACAGACCGAGCACGCAAGGTGTATGGCAGACTTCCCGCTTTACCCGAAGTCCACGCCTCCCATTCGTCAAGAACTTCGAGCCCAGTGGGTTCACCTTCCCGAGCGGAAGCTTCTGCGTCGATGACCAGCAATCGTGATGCTCGACCGGTGCGGACAGCGAGATGTCCTTCGGGGAGTGCGTTAAGCATTCTGTTGAACGTGTCGATGTCCGCTGTCGCCGCGTGAAATCCATGACAAAGCAAATGCCCACATGTAGCGGCATCATGCCGTGGGACTCCGAGTCTCCAATCACACTCCGGGCAGTTTCTCGGGGGAATTTTCCCTTGAGAACCGTCTTCCGCCAGGAGAAATACTGCCCAGCCATGTGCGATATATTCTTGTGCGTGTTGACGGGTCACTTCTGCTGTGTGTAGCCTGATTTCAGTCACTTGGTTTCTATCCAATCATGGTGCCTAGAGCCGGACGTTTGATTCCCGTTAAACGTTTCGGCTCTTTCTCTTTTCCAGATTTGTCGTACTTCTCGCGTCGTACTCATCTCTCGCGTCTAATGCTTCGCGAACAAGTAGGTTGAACACATCGTTCTTAGAGAGTCCTAGATCGTTCGATAGATGTGTTACCCGGTCATATATGCGGTTAACCCAGCGGATCGTGCTAGGCACACGTTGGCACGGTGACTTGACCATGGTTGCACTTTATAACCACGTTCCAGTACGGTCAAGCATCTTGACCAGCACAGCACCTTGACGGGTAACAACCCAAACATCCATTCCGTGGGATGAACTGTGCTATCTTTCTTTCACGAGACTTTCTTGCGGATAGGGAACAGCCCGGGTAGTCCATGAGCCCAGCACCGGAGGACACCCGGGCTTTCCGCTGTTCAAGACACATGTGAGATCTTCACAACAAACTAAACGTACAAATGTCATAGAACTAGCCATAAAGTATAGTTCTACTGTTTGTAGTATGCCAAGCAACGAAGCTTGCGGTAAGACGTTTGATAAGATAAAGCTGATGCAAGGTGCCACACCTTATTAACTACAGGCACATTTATTGTGAAAGTTACTTAATAAGGGCTCTATTTATAGGTGTTGCTAAGTCCTATTGTGACACCTTGTATCATTGAATGAATGAATGACGAAGGAGATTTGATATGAGTAGGTTGAAACAATCTAAGAAGCCGACAATAACCAATCATCGATTAATTCATTCTGACGGGACCTCACACGAGATCACCGCCGCGCTGCTCGGATTCGGAACATCTGAGCGTGAATATCACAATCACCCTGAACCTAGGAATTTTGATGAATTTCCTGAAACATGGAAATGTTCACGTTGCCGATGGTTTGAGGTCAGCATCTTCTATATTCCGGAAGATGACTTGTACGCCGTATACACGATAGGTAAGTCGTCTCTCCTAGGTGAAGAACCTAGATCAAAGATTCAATATACAGAATCTGCTTTTGAGGTCATTGAGATATTGACTGACCGGCGTAGCCCGCACCCAAGACTCCCCATCGCAGCGGCGAGATGTATCGCACAGGCTGCTAGTGTCGACGATGACATGACAGACGCATACATTAATCGTGCGGCCACATGAAAATAAGTTATTAGGAAATTTTCTTGCGCTACCTATGAACTTCTGCTAGAATCTGCACAGAACGATGAATGAGTCATAGAATGAGGCACGCAGATGCCATGTATGAGGTTTCACGGCTAAACACAAACATAAACTTTTGTTTATTGTTTGTGCCACTATGTCCGTGTGCTGAAAGGAGAGATCAACATGGAAAATTTTGATGAATGGTGGAAGCTACCAGCAGGCACAGTTATCCATGATGGAAAAGGAAATATGGGACTAGTTCACAGTATAAATAATGTACTGCACCTATTTAAATGGAATAGTAAATTCCCATCTTATGTAGACGGAAGTAATGGGATTATCCGAGGATATGATCTCGGGACTAACTTTGAACTAATCACTGCACCAACGTCGAAACAAAATCAAACCAATAAAAGGAATTTAGATCAGGAATAAATCATGTCCTTAGATGATGTCAAGCTTCACCTAATCGAAACATTGGATGATGTATTTGAGTTTCGTTCATGGTTAAGCAGTAAAGACGCTGAAATCATCGGACTAGACACTGAGACTACCGGGCTTGAGCGTGATGCTCAGGTCCGGTTAGTTCAATTAGGTGGTCATGTCCACGGCTGGGCAATCCCCTGGGATGGTTGGTGGGGTGTCGCGCAAGACGCGCTGAACGTATATCAAGGACCAATCGTCACACATAACGGATCGTTTGATGTCCCTAAGTTGGAAGCTCAGGGAATGAAAATCGAACGGAGGAGAATCCGAGACACAATGGTGATGTCTCGTATCTTAGAGCCGCACATGTTTATGTCACTGAAAGCGCAATCTGCGCGCCATGTGGATTCTTCTGCGGCGTACATGCAGGCTGAGTTGGACAAAATGATGAAGCCTAAAGGTACGTACACGTGGGAGACGATTCCAGTCAACTGTCCACCATATTGGCAGTATGCCGCGCTAGACCCAGTGCTTACCATTCATCTTCATGATGTTCATTGGCCTAGGGTCCAGGCTGAATGTCCTAAAGCTTATGATATTGAATCGTCTGTTCTCTGGACTCTCGAAAAGATGGAGAAGTACGGAGCGTATATTGACATTGAATATGCGAATACACAGTATGAATCATTCATTCAATATGTCGATACTGCGGAGAAATGGATTCTTGATACGTATAACATACGAGCAGGAAGCAATCAAGCGATTATCGCTGCTTTAGAGAAAGACGGATACACGTTTGACAAGCTCACCGCGTCAGGAGCTAAAGCTCTAGATAAAGATGTGCTCGCACATTGCGCTGAGCATCCGCTGGCGAAGACTGTCCTACAAAGACGACAGATTCAAAAGCTAGCTACGACGTATCTCAAGCACC